CCTGATTCGCACCGACCGGCATGCGCGTCACCGTCTCGAGGCGCGGCCTGGCCTCGAGGCCGGCGTGCAACATGCCGCTGAGCATGCTTCGTTCCCGCTGGCCCATCGGAGGGCCGACGTTCGGATCCGCGGGGCCGCCCATGATCGGGACGACCGGCTGATTCGTTTCGCTCTGCGGCAGCGCCGCGTTGAACGCTGGGTTGAGCATGTAACCGGACGGCGCCTTGATGCCGCCGGGGCCTTCGCCACTGGCGCTGCGATAACGCTCAGGATGCAGCATTTCATCGCGCGTCTTGGCCGCGCTCGCATTGGCATTCCCCGCCTGCGCGTTGTTCTCGGCGATCGCCGACTGTCCGACCGGCGTGGTCATGATGCCCGGGGTTGCGGCAGTGATGTCGGTGTACGAGCCCTCGCCGACCGACTCGAGCGGGCTGAAAGGCTTGCCGCTGATCGCCGCGAGATTCGCCTGCCGTACGTTGTTCGGCGTGTTGGGGTCGGCGACGAGATCGCGGAAGCCCATTTCCTGTTGCGTGCCGAGACCTTCCATGGCGGCCTTGAAATCGCTGCCGGTCTCGCCATTCATGATCGTGGCGATCATGTGCGCTTCCTCCGGAGTGTACTTCCCCGTGGCCACCAACGCATCCTCGGACTGCGTACGCGCGGCGGCCTTCTGCGCCTCCGACGTGGCTTCGAGCTGCGTCTTGCGGGCCTGTGCGAGCGCGTTCTCGGTCTGCGCAGTGCGCAGCCGACCGGCTTGATAGGCTTCCTCGCTTCCGCCGAAGATGCCGCCAAGTGCTGCGCCAGCGTCGCCCCAATCGCTCATGATTGCACCTTAACCGAAGGGATACGTCATTCGGGTTGCGGACACCTTGATGGGCGTGAGCTGAGCTGCGCCGCCGGCCGCGCCGTGCGCCGCATCCATGCTCCCGAATATCTCGTCGCCCGAAGGACCGCCCGCACCGGCCATCCCGCCAGCCAAGGCGCCGGCGAACTGTGAGCCCGCCGAGATCCACGGATTCGCACGAATCCGGGCGGCACGCGCACGGTACATGGCATCCTGCATCGCGGAAATCTGCGCGGTCGTGGCGGTGTCCCCAAGCGTGCGGGCGGTGTCGACGGTCTCGTTCGTGCGCTGCTGCAACGGACCGACGATGCGCGAGAGCATATCGGCGCGATTCGTACCGTAGTTCTGGATGGCCGCCTTCGACGCTTCGTTCTCGGACGCGAACCGTGAGCTGCCGGAAAACGGGGTCTCGCCGCCAGTCTGCGCCCCGCGGTTGGCGCGCAACTCGTCGAGGAAACCCTGTAGCGATTGCTTGCGCTCGGCCTCGCCGGTCGACTGCTTGAGCTTGGCCATGCGCTCGTTGAGCGCTGCGTCAATCTGGTTCTGCCCGCGTTGGGATGCACGATTACGCTGGTCCTCGACGTTCGCCTGCTGGCGAGCGACATTGTGCTCGTTGTACGCCGTCCCGCCGGCTGCGACCGCCGCGAGAACGTAAGGGACCCATGCTGCCTCAGTACCCATAGATCACCCGTATGGACTCTTTGCGCCGTAGAGAGAACCGTAAGCGTCGACTGCACCGCGTCGACGAGCCGCGGCGTCCTGCTGCGACTTGTAGAGCGAAGCGGTCGAACCGAAGATGTCGCCGAGCCCGCTTACCGTCGCGGCGGATTGCGCAGCCGCGGCATTGTCGCGCATGGCGGCCGCGGAACGACTCGCTGCCGTATTCACGTCCATGCCGGCGCGCACAGCCGCCAACAAATCGTTCCGGCTCGCCTCGTCGCGGCCCACGAGATCGGAGTACGCGCCCTGAGCCTTGCGCTCGGAATCGAGCAGACCCCGCGTGTATTCCTCGCCGAGCAGCCGGTTCGAGTCGGTGTCCGCGCTGCCGCCCGAGAGTCCGGAGCGGGCCATCGAGAAGCGCCGGTTGCGATCGGCGACGCCTTTCTGCCGGTTCGCGTCCTCGGTGTAGAAGGCGCGCATGGCAGCAAGGAAATCCTGCTGGTTCTTCGCACGCGCGGGGTCATCGTAGATCGAATTGACCTTATTGGTGCCGAGCTTGATGGCGACCTGGCGGGCCCATTCCGCGCGATCCGGGTTCCGGTACACGGCGCCCGGCGCGTAGGTCCAGTTATCCTTGCCGCCGGTGATTCCGAGCTGGGACAGCTCCGACGCGTTGTAGAGGTTCGGATCGGTGGTCGCGCGCTTGGCGGAGGCGTAGGACGGCTTATCGCTTGGCCCGAAACCAAGGCGGGAGCCTATCGCTCGACCGAGGTAGTCCATGCCGCCCGGGTCGATCTTGTCGTTGGTGGAGTTACCGTTAGTGCCCATTTTCGGCTCTCGCAATTCGGGAGAACATCAACGCATCTTCGCCGTTGACCCCGTAACCCCGTAGGGTCCCCTCCAACTCGAGGCCGAGCGGCCGATACCACCTGTGCGCGTGGATTCGGCTTGCAAGCGACACGCATTGTAGCCGATGCGCGCCGCCCTGCAACATGAGATCCATAACACGCTTCGCGTGCCGTGTCACCCCCTGCCAAGTGCCGGGGGCCCACGCCGCGTCGGTCGAGACCATCCAATCCTGCCACACCCCGGGCCGGATCATGTTGAAACCGGCTGCGGCCACGAGGCCGTCGGGAGTTGCGAGCAGCCAACGAGGCCCACGTTGAAGGTGCAGCCCAGCGGCGATGTCCTCGTATTCATATGGACGGCCCGAGAACGCTACGTGCTGGTCCCGTTCGTCCGGGCGAGCCTGCGCCGCCACGGTCAACAGCTCGCTCAGCGTTGCACCTTCCAGAAGGTCTACCCTCATCGGCTGCCCCGCATGTCCTGCACGTAGATCACGGCCGCGGACCATTCCCACGTCTGTTCCGCTGCGAACGTGAGCTGGACATCGAACGAAGGTCCGGCAACCGGGATCGGGACAATCTGCCCGGGGAGCGTATCCTCCGGCAGCGTGTACGGGTCGGTGCGATCGGCCAAGTCTTTCTGGTTGTAGCCGATGCTTACCGACACGCCGGCCGGGGCATCAGCGACGAGGTCAATGCCGACAAATTGCTTCTCGCCGCCGAGCGACGCGAAATCCAAATGCGGCCACTGCATCAGCCCGGTGAATGTGGTGCGGTACGAAGGCATTACATCGTCACCGTTTCAGTGTTGGACAGCTCCGACTCGATCCCGTCGGCCGACGGCCGCGCCAGCACAGCGTAGGTGTACGTGGCGTAGTTGACAACCGTGTCGTCGATGTACGTGAGCGTTCCCCCGTCCACGATGGCAAGCTGTTCCAGGTAGCCACCGGAATCGTCATCGGATCGCAGCACGACGTACGCGCCAATCGGCACGCTGTCGAACGTCGAAGCCGTCCATGCAAGCTCGACCTGTCCGACCCCCTCGGTGGCATACAGCACCGGCGTCGTCGGCTGCGAGTAGACATCGTCCGCGGTCGTGTCATCGTCGAGATAGACTACGGTGCCGTCGGCCATCCGCATGTAGAGCACGCTGTCCTGATTCGTGTAGTCGGTGATGACCTTGGCGAAGGTGTAGCGGCTCCACGATTGGTCCTTGACGCCGTTGATCGTGAGCACGATCGCTTCGGAGCCGAAGGACGCCCAATACTGGCCGTAGGCAGGCACGAAGGTCGAGATCGGGTCGTAACCGCTGTTGGCGACTCGATCCTTGAAGATCGGATCCACGGGTTTGCCGAGCGCGCCAGCCTGTAGGTTCGTGCTCGCGCCGGCGATCGCCATGTTGCGGATGCCGACCGGACTCAGGAACACGAGGTCGTTCTGGAACGGTTGCAGCGTCTTGTTGAACGTCGTGCCGACCGGGACCGCGTCGAGAAACGCCATGTTCTGCGGGTCCGGGTCAACCTGCCACATCTGGAAGGCTTTGTCGTTGAAGCCGACCAAGTTGGCACGATACATACCGAGCGCGGTGAGCGCCGTCGAGCCGTACGCCTGCATCCCGAAGGGCAAGTAGCCGGCGTCGTCCGCCGTCGACCAATCGAGCGGGTTCACTGTTGCGGAGAAGGCGATAATGTCCTCGTCGGCGCAGAACACCTTTTGCGCGGCGATGACCACGATCGCCGTGTTCGGACACTTCTCGTCCTCAACGCGCCGCGGGATCGCTTCCCAGATGATCGTGTTGTCGACCACGCCGGAGCCCATCGAGGTCGGCCACGTGGGCTCGGATGCGCCTGAAACTAGGATGGGCGCGGCTTCCCACGTGACTTGCGACGAGTCGATCGCTTCCCACGTAACCTCGTTGTCGACAACCTGGAGGCCGAGCGTCGAAGGCCATGCGGGCTCAGTCGCGCCACTGTAGCCGGCGGCAGCCTGTACGGCCCGGTAGACCAGCGAATCGGTCGGCGGCTGATAGGCGTAGTTCCACTGGAAACCGTCGACGAATAGCCCAACGTCCGTGTCGCCAAGGTGCGCGCTGGCACCGATGCGAACGTAGGCGGCGCCGGCCGGAGCGGTTGCCGTCAGGGTCGATTCCTTCCACTTATCTTCGCTGGTCTCGACTACGGAGCCGCTGTCAATCTGAATGCTCGTGCTCTGATCGTCCTCGAGCCATTCGAGTTGCACCTTGCCCTTGCACCCATTGTCGCCGCGCTTCACGTGACAGGAGGCGATGATCTCCATGCCAGGGACGACGGCAACCGGCACCGAGCTGTATATACGAAAATCCCCGTTCGCCCCACGGCAGCGCGCCGCGTACGTGCCGTCGAACGGGCTGGCGAACGCTGCGATCGTCCAGTTGGCTTCCTTCGTCCAGCTCACGTCGCCGGACTCGAAGCCGGCATTGGTCGGCGCCTCTGCGACGACGGCGGGCAACGAGTTGCGCTGCACGATGTCGCCGGGCAGATAGAGTGTACCGGGTTGCCAGAACGGGGTGCTCATGACGTGAACTGCACGTTTCGTTTGACCCAATGGCCGTAGCGGCTCGTGACCGCTGACGGGACGGTGTTGGAAGCGGGCGCAACCGTCGTCGGCGTCGTGGTGTCCGGCGGGTTATCCGACGACTCTATCACGGTCGCGCCGTCCTCGGTCGGCCACGTGGGCTCGATCGTCCCGGACCGCGGCAGCGTGCCGACGGTATAGATGCACGTGTAGTAGAAGTCGTTGTAGACCGTCGGCTCGATGATGCTCTGCACATAGCCGCTGGTCGTGCCGTCGTACCGCAGCACGCTCGGCGCCCACGCCGGGTACGCGCTGCCGTAGCGCTTTGCCCGGTAAACGATGCCATTCGGCACGGTCGGCTGGATGACGTCGCCGGCCTTGTAGGCGGTGCTCGCTTCCCACGTGACGCCGGCCTGTAGCCAGTAGTGGAAGATCGAACCGTCCTCGAATTCCGCCGCAACGTAGAGCGCGCCCATGAAGGGCTCGGCAAAATGGATCTTCTCGAGCGCGATCGTGTTGCCGGCCGTCGCTACCTCGAAGTCAACCTCGCCGACACCCGTGAAGGCGATGTCGTAGGTCGTGTCGGGCGCGAAAATCAGCGACCCGCCGAGCGTCCATGTCCAAGTCCGATACGAGCCGCCGGCGGTGCCCGTGGCCACGTCGGCATCCGTACGAGCCAGTGTGCGTGCGACGCCGGCCGCGTCCGTGAACGATATGGCAGTGAATGCTGTCTCGGACGCCGGACCGCCGGCGCCATCGTCCAGCATGATGTACACCGACTGCTGCTTCGGGTAGGTGCCCGCGCTCGAGGTAGCGTAAATGTTCAAGACGTTGCAGTAGTTCGGCAGTACCGCCGTCCCGAGCGCGGGATTGGTCAGAGTCCCAAGCTGTTGCGCGCCGGCCAGCTCCGCGCTGCCGCCGCCGACGTAGTTGGTGTTCGAGCCGCTGTTGGTGACGCGCAGCGCAGCCATCCGGATCGTCCCGGTGGTCAGTTCCTCAATGAGATCCGGGCGCACCAGCAAGTCGAGCTGGTAGCCATCCGGAACGTACACCATCCGATGACAGAAGGTGTGCAGCTCGCCCTGAAAGGACACGAGGCCGCGCGTGTGCGAATCCAGCTTCGCACTGCGCTTCGTCCCGGGGCGGACGCGCGTGCGGCCGCCGTCCAGGCGGTAGCCGTTCACGAAGTCGTAGAGATCGTCGGCCCGAGCGCCGCCCTTCGTGCGCAGCCGGTTGATTCCGCCCTTGATCGTTGTCAGCGGCGCGTCGCGCATCGTTACTCCAACCCGAGGAACCGCGGCCGCGTCGCCGCCGGAGCGCGCACGGTGTTGGGGATGTAGCGACGCGTCTTGTGCGAGGCGGCGATCACCATGTTGAGCATGCTTTGCGCTTCCGTGGCCACGTCGCGGGCATCACCCTGCCCGTAGTGATTCTTGGCGCGGGCCAGAGCCCAAAGGTAGAGAAGATCCGGGTCGACGCTGCAAACGTCCGCGTCGTCGGTGAACGGCAGCACGCCGAATCGGCCCTTGGCGTGCAGGGTGTACGCCTGATCCGGCGCGGGGAACACTTCGATGTTCTGGCGGATCTCGTAGCGGACCGGGCGGCCCGGCTGCGTGACCATCGTGAACACGCTGGGCGGGATGCCGTAGATCATCGGCGTCCACGTCCCGTTGGCGTCCTCGAGCCACAGCTCGCTCACCTGATCGACGCGCAGTTTCTTGGCGCACGAGTCGGTGTTCGAGAGGATGCCGTAGAAGCGCTCGTCGACCACCATCGTCCACTGGAACCAGCGTTCCAGCTCGCCGTCGGTGCCCTGCAACTTGCGGTAGAGGACGTTCTGCGAACGGCGCAGGAAGTTGTCGAGCAGCGTGGCCATGCCGGTCGGCGGGTTGTCCGCCTGCGCCGCATAGCCGAGCCCGATCATCATGTCCCTGCGGAGCGCGGCCAAGGTCTCGGCGTAGTAGAACCCGGCGTCGCACGCGGCATTGAGCACGGTCATCGTAGCGCTCCGCTAGAAAAAGGGGCCGGTGGCTACTTTACACCACCGGCCCCGAGGATGCCTACGCGCAGGAGGGGACACGCAGGCGACCACCTTCACTCAGCCAGCGAGACAATGTCCTCCCCCGCTGGCTGTGTGGGCAAGCCGAGGCTTGCAAACAGTTCCTCGTCGCCGCCGGCGTCGCCGGCCGGGGCCGGCTCGTCGGTCTCGCCATCTTCCCGCCACGAAGCGTCGATCAGCTTCGCTAGCTTCGGAACGGCGATCGGCCGGATGCCGTACACCATTTCGACGAATGACTGGCCCGTGCCCTTGTCATCCTTGTAGCGGTTCACGAGCCGATCGAATTCCGCGTCAGCGTCCGGCTTGCCCTTGGACCGCCTGACGTATCGCTCCCCTTCGACGCGCACCGCGTCCACCCCATTGACGGTGGCGAACACGGGCACTTCCCAAGGAACGATCTCGACGTGCAGCTTCAAGGCTTCGTTGCGATCGAGGAAAACACGCTGGTACTTGAGCATGAAACAACCCTCCTGTGGGTCAGTGGAAGGATCAGTTGCCGATGAGCAGGATCGTCGCGCTCGTGGACACGCGGAGATACTGTTCGGTCGGGGTGATCTCTGCCGCTTCGTTCGACGCGATCGTGGCCACCGTCGCCGGGGACGTGAAGGCCGCGTCGCTCGCTTCCTGCACCGTCAACGAACCGCCGGTCAGGTTGAGGGCGATGAAGGTCGAGCCCGGGTTGAACGGGACGTTCTGGGCCTGGAGGTCGACCGCCGTGTTGTCGAGTTTCTTGTAACGCATGGAAAGGTTCTCCGAAGATGGTGTGGGCCGAATCAGGCCCGGGGCTCTCAACCCCGGGCCAAATCCGATCAGTAGATCGACAGGACCGCGTGAGCGTTCCGCTTGCCCGTGGTCAGGGCTGCCTTCGAGGTCAGGCCCCAATAGTGGACATAGCGATCGTACACGCGAGGCGGCTTGCGCGGCGTCATCCAGTGCCCCTTGATCGGGCGCAGCTTGAGGAACCGCGTGTTGATGAAGTAGCAGCGCTTGGCCCACTCCACCGTCGGGCTGTCCGCCGCGTCGAGCACGTCGAACACCGGGTCCCACACCAGCGGGACACCCTTGAAGTACACGCCGTCGACCGACGCATCCAGCTCGGTGTTGCCGCGGCCGGACTTCTGGAGCTGGCGGTTGACCGTCTGACTCGCATCGGAACGATACGCGTCGAGGAAGTCACCACCGACCAGAATGAAGTCGGGGCGGAAGCCGCCGTAGCGCGTGCACTCGCGCCATGCGATTTCCATGCGGTCGACGAGGTTGCCCGCCGTTGCCGTGCTGATGTTGAGGTCGGCGTAGTTCCTCCACCACGAGTAGGTGCTCTGGTTGAGGGTGCCGATGGTCGCCGAGACCGAGGGGGTCGTCGAGATCAGCGCATCGAGGCCGGCGATGTCCGTATCGGACGCCGTACCGTCACGGTGCAGCATGAGGTCGAAGTTTTCCTCGTAGCCCAGCTTGAGGGTCTCCATGTTCTCGTCGAGCAGGTTCGTGAGGGCCACCTTCTCGGCGTCCGACGGCACGGCATTCTTGTCGTCGGTCATGGTGATGCCGGCCTGCGCCAGCTCGTCCTCGTTCAAGCCGAAGCCGTCGTGGAAGCTGCCCCACGTGAACTTCGCCTGCGAGAGCGTGCGCTTGCGGTTGTACGACACCTGGCCGTCGCCGAAGTACGACTGGAAGTTCGAGTCGTTGGCGTAGCGGAGCTGTTCGACCACGTACTGCAAGCCACCGGCGTACTGCTGCTTGCCTTCGCTCAGCTTCTTGATGAGCGGACGCTCGGTGTTGATCTGGTCGATCGGGTCGTTCTTGAGGTAGTAGTCGATGACGTGCTTGCCGGCGTAGGCGAGCTGGTCGGAATTGAAAGGCATGGAAGTGTTCTCCGTGACAAAAGGGTTGCCGTTTTGCCAGGAGCGACGACCCTGGTACTGTTGCCGGTTGCGAGTCCGGTCCCCTTGCGGGAAGTGGTAATCCACTCAGCCAGTCGCTATCGGCCGCGATGAGATCATACTGTTAAGGGGAAGTCAACAACCATGCCCATGCGGGTCGCGCGCTCGGCCTCGCGCTCGACCATTGGATAGATCCAGTTGACCGGCGGCCCGGTGCCGGAATGTACGACCTTGACATGGCGCGCTCGTTGCGTTGCGTACAGGGCAAAAGCCGGCGGCAACCGCGGTTCGGGAATTTCCTCGCCGAGCGATGGGAAAGCGGACCGCAGCGGGCCGTCGAGCACGCGCACCACGCCGCCGTCCTCGAGTCGCTTCGCTAGGCGCGTCATCGAGTGGGCCCACGTGCCGGGATGGCGACCGCGGCTCACGTTCTTTTCGTCCTGACCGTGAAAGTAGGTCATCTGGCCTTGATAGCAGTCGATTCCGACAGGGATCACCGGGCGCCCGCCCATGAGCACACCGAATGCGATGGCGAGCTGACCACTGTTGCCCTGCGACGGGAAATTGACCATGCGGTAGTCCGCCCACCAATGCGGGCCGATGATCGGGATGCCGAGCGGCCGCAGCTCGTCCTCCATGAGCTTGTGCGTGCTCGAGTGCCGATGATCTTTGCACAGGATGTAGTCCGCCTCGACGCCGGCGCGGGCCGCGTGCCCGTTGGCGGAGATCACGACTGGATTGAGCCGCGCGACGCGCTCCCACTGCCGCGGCGCGCTGGGCCCGCCGCCGAATACGACGACCGGCCTACCCCACGCCGAGCGCGCCAGCGTCGCCGCCAGCTCGCCGTTCGGGACCAACCGGCGGTCGACGGCGGTAATGTTCACGGATCCAAGGTGCGACATCGAGAGCCTCCTGATCCCACGGGTCCGGCTTGCCCGTGAAGATGACAATGCGCGCACCTTCCGGGAGCTTCGCCAGCTTGGGCGTATACTGGAACGCGCCGACACCGCGCCTCTTGCCGATCCGCGGCGCGATTTGCATGTACGAATACACGCCGTCCTCGTTGCCCCAGCCCGGGACCTTCGTTCCCAGCCGGTAGGTCATCCATGCCTGATCGGAGCCGCGGCACCCGGCTTTCTGCATCGCGGCGATCGCGGCCGCCGGGTTGCGCGCGAAGTCGTCCCAGACTTCCTGGTGGGCGCCCGCGTTCATCATGAACATCGAACCGCACAGCGGGATGTGCGCTAGGTGCGTCCGCATCATGAGAAACGGCTCCGGGCGGTCGAACAGCGGAGTCACGTCGCCGGTGATGACCATGTCGAGATCGAGGCACACGAAGCGCGGCCCTACCACGTTCTCGATCGCTCGATCGAACATACGCAACCTGCGGAAGCAGCTTGGGCCCTCCGGCCACGTCGGGTTGCGCATGTCGGAGTACGTGTCCCAGAGTGGGTAGGATTCTACCCAGAGCCCCGCCGGATCATCCGTGATGCAGATGAACCTGTGCGGACTGCGGTAGTGGCGCGCGACCATCGCGGCGAGCGTGTTGACGTGCTCCGACGTGAACTTGGACCGATAGCCCGGCCGCGGCTTCCACTTGAAGGTGACGACCGAGATCATTCGTACTCGAGCGACGTTCTGGCGTCCGCCTCCATGCGTGCGGTGACGGCGCAGTGATCGGGCTCGTGCGGGTGCAGGAGATCAATCCCGCGGGCGACAATGCTCGCAATCCGGCTTCCTTGCGCCGCGTGTCGGCCAAAAAATCCAGAAATCGTTTCGCGTCGCAACGTACCCCACGGCCACAGCAAGAAAGCACAACACAGCATGTTTACTGCTATGCGTTGAGAACGGATGGCGGCCCACGCGGCGAGCAAGGTCTTTAAGATTGCGCCCATACCCCAGCCTCGTATTCATCGAGCATTAAGTCCCACATCCCAGCCCAAGTCCGGCTGGTCGGCCCAAGAAAGTTTGCCTCCATGCAGTTCCCGGGCGAGGGCCAAGGCCACGCGAGGCTGGTCTCGAGTAGAAACCATTTGCCGTCACGATGCAAGATGTCCAGCGCGACCCAGCGGGAGCCGATGTCGTTTGCGACCGCGTCGGCGAATTCGAGCAGTGTGTCGAGTTTCTGTTCGATCACGTCCGCGCTCTTGAGCCCGTCGACGTTGCCGGTCTGCGCGGTGAGCGTACCCGGCTTGTTGTAGCGCTTGAAGATGGCGAAGCACCGGCCGATCTTGTTCACGCGCCACGTGACTTCGTGCGGGATATACTCCTGCAACAGCGCGTAGCCGCGCTGCATCGAGACCACGTTGCGCCCGCCCGGGCCGCCGGCGCAGTGATTGACTTGCACGCCGCGGCCGAATAGTTCGCGCACGTGCTGGACTGCCTGCTGCGGCCCGTCGAGCACGCGGACGTTGTACGAGCTGGCGCCGACATCGGCCTTCGAGACCAGCCTGCCGTTGTACTTCGCGACGAAATCGAGCGCCTCCTGCCGGTTGTCGAAGCGCCAGGTCGGCGGCATCCACTTGCCCCAGCGCCAGAACTGCGCCGATTTGTCCTCGTAGACCTCAACCTGCGCGCGGTCCTGCACCATCGTCAGGTGCTCGGCCATGTGCTCGTAGTCGGCCTGGTTCTGTTCGAGGACGGCCGGATCGGCATGCGGACGAATGAAGCCGAGCCCCTTGTCGAGCATCCCGACTTCACGGCCGCGCCGGATGTGGTTGCACGAGTAGCCACGTGCGGCGGCGGCCTCGATCATAGGCCGCCACCACACGTTGCGCTCGTCAAGCACCGTGAGGCACTTGTCCATTTCCCCTCCTGCGGGTTGGATCAGCCCAGCTCAGCCAGCGCTGCGTTCACTGCATCGAGCGACGACTTTGGCGCCGCAATCTGACCGCCCGCCGGATTGCCGGCGCGGAGCGGCTGATTCTGAGGCACCCGGGCCGCGGCCGGCGGGGGCGGGGCGGCTACCGGCACGTTGGGGATGGTCGCGTACAGGTCGCGGGCGGTCTGGACCCACTGCGAGGGCGCGACGCGACCGCGGATCTTCTCGAGCATCGACTTGAACACCGGGAACTTCGCCCGGTACTGCACCGGGTCGGCGTTGTACAGCTCCGTGCCGAGCGAACGGATGCCCTCGACCGCCTGCTGACGCTCCGCCTGCTGCGCTTCCTGCGTCTGCTGGGCGGTGTTGCGCTGCGTCGTGATCTCGCGCGTGCGCTTGTCGCGCTCGCGGGCAATCGCGATCTCGGTCGCGCGCTCGAAGGTGATCCGGCCGGCACCGACCTCGTTGATTAGATCCTGGTGCCCCTCGAGGAAGTTGATGCCCGGGACGGGGCGGCCGGTCATCACCGACAGCGCCTTGATTTCCTGCATCATGAAGCCGAGCGCCTTCTCCTTGTCCTCGAGATTGTCGCTGTTGACCCACGCGAGGTAGGTGAGCGCCTGCCGGTACTGCGACGGCGTCGCCCGGCTCTGCTCGATCGGCTGCAACATGGCGTCGAGATCGCGCGTCTGCTGCGAGATCACTTCCTCCTGTTCCTTGAGCCGCTTCGTTACGATGCGGAATCGCTCTTTGGTCTCGACCTTGAGCGCGTTCGGCAGCGGATCGTTGATCGCCTTGTGGAGCTTTTCTTCCTCGGTCAGCTCGCCGGCGGCCGCAGTCGCGCCAGTAGCGCCCGTAGCGCCTGTAGCGCCTTCGCCAGTAGCGCCAGTTGCGCCTCCATCCGCACCAGCCTGATCGTCTGCGCCAGCGGCGCCTTCTCCTGCGCTATCATCCGCAGCATCATCCGTTCCGCCGTCGCCGCCATCCGCCCCTCCGTCCGGCTGATTACCAGAACCAGATGGAGCACCCGGCTGTACGCCCGGGTCCGGAGTGTTGGTCGAGCCATCGGATGCGCCCTCCGTAGGTGTGGGGGTCGGGGCCGGGGTCGGGGCCGGGGGCGGTGAGCCCGAGGCTGCGGCAAGTCCAGAGTCAAGGGCGGCAAGGGCGCCCGTTTCGTTGGTCGGCATGTGTTCCTCCTGAAATTACATCGGCGGGGTCAGTTCGGGCGGTACGAGTTCGGGCGGTACGAGTTCGGGCGGTACGAGTTCGGGCGGTGCCATGACCGCACCGAGATCACCCTCCGGTCCAACAGGGGATGCCCCCGGCGGCGGTCCCGCAGGTGCGCCCGGACCGGCTGAAGCTGCGGGGGGCGGCGGGCCGCCGCCGGGAGGTATTGGGGCGCCGGGGCCGCCGGGCATGCCCGGAGGACCGACCGGCGGAGCGGTCATCTGCGGGATGAAGCGCGACACGTCGGACTCGTCGCCCATGCGGCGCATCGTTTCCTTGACGGTCTCGGTGAGCGCGGTCGCGGTCGGGATGTCGCCCATGATCTGCGCCTGCCGGATCTTCATGATGCCGTCCATGAGGACCGGGAGCAGCGTGCTCCATGCCGTCTTGTCCTGCGCCGACTTCGGCTTGCCGGTGGTGCCGGCCTCTATCGAGACCTCGACCATCGACAGGAGATCGTCGACCGACATGCCGGTGGGCCAGAATGCCTTGGGGCCGGCGATGCGCTGCGCATCCTGCGCGTCGAGCGCGGTGATCGCCGCCTCGAGCGTGTACTGCGCCAGTTCGGTGAGCACAGTCTCGATCACGTCGCGATCCGCGGTCGTGCGCGCGGCGAATCCGGACTGCTGGATCTCCGCCTCGGTCGCCGTCTTTTCGGTCTGGATGGACGACTGCAAGGCTTCCTGCACGCCCGACAACCGCTCCATGTCCGAGAGGATGTCGTCGGTCTCGTACAGGCGCATGTCGCCAATGGCGATCGGCTTCTCGGCGAAGGCGTCGCGCACGCTGGCTTCCGGCGGCAGCTCGATGCCGACGAGTTCCTGTTGCGTGCTGCGCTCGAGCTTCGCGGCGTCCTCCGGCTTGATTAGCGCCTTGTTGAACACCGTGCCCGGGACCGCGCGAGCGCGCACCAGGCGCTTGTTCGATCGAACCGAGCAGTATTCGTCCATCAGCTCGCGCAGGCGCCACGAGAGCGACTGCGGATGGCGGCCGCCGTCGACCGGGTAGAAACCCGCGCCGAAGTACGGGTAGAACCGCGTCGTCGGGTAGTCGGGCTGGTAGGGCTGCTTGGCCCAGACCTCGACGCCGTCGATCATCGTGTACACGTGCTCGTCGGTGTTGTCCCACAGCTCGACGATGCAGGCGAACGGGATGCCGTTCTCCTGATTGGTGGTGCCGCCGGCCTTGTCGCTCGACACGTACTGATCGGCTTCCTCCGGCTGCACGCTCTCGTCGGCGAGGCCCGTCAGCTTCACGTTGTCGGAGAGATCCTTGACGGTGCCGATGTTCCGCTGGTAGTAGTGCGTGGCCTTGTCCAGCGCCTCTTTCTTGACGCCGGGGAACATGGCCGCGAGGCTCGAGATCGGGCGATAGATGCGGTTGGCGATCCAGTTCGCGTTGGGGTAGTCGGCGAGGCTGCGCACGTCGAGCGACACCTGAATGTCCTCGGCCGAGACGAAGTCGATCGCGAGCATCTTGCGCATCGCGACTTCGATCCGCTTCGACTGGCTCTCGACCAGCGCGTTGTACTTCTGCACCTTCGCATTCAGCTCGGCTTCGCTCAGCACTTCGTTGTTGTCGTCGAGCACGACGTTCGCGCCGGTCTCGTCCGGCGTGATCTCGCGGCGGAGTTGCTCGAGTCGCATGAGCACGTCGCGCGAGTCATTCAGCTCTTGCTGCATCTGCGGGATGTTCTGGCCCTTGCACACGAGCACGCACTTCAACCAGCCGATGCCGACCGACAGGATCGAGCGAATCTGCTCGCGGACGTGGTGCTTCATGCGCGCCTGCGGGTTTCTCCACAGGGACGACACGACGAGTTCGCTGGTGCGCGCGAAGTCGTCCATCTGCTGCGTGCCGGCGGTCTCGATCGTCGGCGCTTTATTGATCGACACGTCCGGGTTGCGGGCGTAGAGGAACGACACGAGGATGTCGATGAACGCGCCGATCAGGTTGGCGCTCACGGCCCACGAAATGATCGCGGTGCCGGCCGCGTACCGCCGGTCGACGGCGTACTGCGAGCGGGCGCGCTTGTCGAAGTCGCGTGCGGTGGTGTACTCCTTCCACCGCGCCTTCACGGCGTCGCGCTCCGCCTGGATCATCTTCTCCTGTTCCGGATCCTCCGCTGCCTTCTGCACGCCGGCGTTGACGGCGCTCAGCGAACCAGATTCATCTTCCGCTTCCGGGGCACCGGGATTCTGCGTCGGGATGGGAGGCATGTCAGTTGTACCTTGGAGTCAGAATGGGGGAGTCGTCGCTCTCGACCCACGCCCCTGTGAACGGCTTGATTACCCGCCGTTCCTCGTGAGTCTGCCGGTGGGGCGCCATCATTGCATCAATGCCACGACCGATCAAGCCGCACACGTCCACGGCGTCGTCGCGGGCGCCGCCGGGAAACGAGCAGAGCTGGTCGACCAGCCGCTTCGCCCACTCGCGCTTGAGTGGAAGGTGCACGAGCCCCGCGGCAGCGCGGGCCTGAAACGATGCGGCCTTGAGCACCTTGTTCTTGATCGAAGTCAGCGGCTCGATCTGCACGTACACCGGCGGGTTGTTCTCGCGCATGGCGCGGATCTTCGCCGGGGCGAGCGCGTTGTCGATCGGGCCGCCTTCGTTCCACCACTTCATCGGGTGATGCCGGGCCACGAGATCGACGAAGGCGCCCACCGTCACGTCGGTTGTTTTCTGGCCAAACCACCAATCGACGAACCACAGCCCGTTCATCTGGTCCATGCCGACGACGCCGTGCTCGGTGAAATCGCCCTTGTCCTCTTTCGTCGCCTCGTCGCTCGCGCCGTACGTGCGCAGCCGCTCCGGCCGACCGCCGGGCTGGCCCGGGGTCACGTCGGGGTCGTACCACTTGAACCACTCGCGCTTGAATTCGAGACCCTCGCCGGCGGTCGGGCGCTGCTGGAACAGGGCCGACCACGTGCGCGCGGCGCGCGGGTTGTGTTCCCACTGCGCCCAATGGTCCTTCGGGAACCACTCCGGCCAGATGTACTCGCCAATCTGCCGGCCGAGCGGGTCGTCCGGATACTCCGCCTTGGCCGGGAGGTTGATTACCTGCCACCACTGGCCGTCGCGGCACAGGATGCGCCCCGACTGCCCCGCGTACCCTTCCGGCAGGAGCCGGCCGCAAACATCGTCCTCATGCCAGCGCGTGTTGCACAGGATGATCGAGCCGCCCGGCATGAGACGCGTCGTGGCCGAGTCGTTGTACTCGTCGAAGGTCTTGTCGCGGATCACGTCGGAGTCCGCTTCCTCGCGCCCGGCGATCAGGTCGTCGCCGACGAACGCGTTGGCCCGGTTGCCGGTGATGCCCGCCTGAATACCGAAGGCGCTGTACTCGCTGCCGTTGGTGAGTCCCCAATGGTCAGCGGCGCGCGTGGCCGTCTCGAGCATCGGGCGATCTTCCCAGATGGAGAGCTGCCGCGGCTGCTTGATCAGCGCACGCGCCTTGCGCGACTGCTTCCACGCAATCTTCGCCGCGTAGCCCGCCTGGATGATGCGGTAGCCCGGGACGCTCGAGAGCTTGAACACGGGCGCGACCACCGAGCTGTAGGTCGACTTCGCCGAGCCCGGGGGCATGAACATCATGAGCCGCCCCATCGGCGTCGAGAGCGTGGCCTCGATCCAGCGTAGCATCAGCGTGTGGTGCACCGCGAGCGCCAGCTCGACCGGCTTGAACAGCTCCGTGTCCTCGTCGTCGGCCCTGATCGGGGTGCCCGGCACGTCGATCGACCGGGCGTACTCGAGCAGCGAGCCCCGGGCCCGTTGACGACGCCACAGCTCCGCGGCCGCCTCCGCCCGGGTGATCCCATCCGGGGGCAATACCCCAAGGGGTGCCTCCGGCAGTGGGCGCGGTGAGGCCTGGGCGTCGCGGCGCTGGGCGGGGGCGGTGCTCACTTGATGTGGAACATCGAGATCAGGCTGGCGGTGAGGAAGCAAGCGCTCCCGGCGATGTACAGGGTGTGAACGAGCATTGCGGTTCCAGTCGGCATGCGGGTCCCCTCCAATTCGGTCCGAATAGTGCCGGGGGCGGGGGTGGATGTCAAATAGGACGAAATAGGATGGGCGCGGCAGGCGGCCGGGGCGGGGGTGGGCCCCCGGGGGCATGTTCTATTGGGTCCCTTTTTGGGTCCCCTGGGTCCCTTTTTGGGTCCCCTTTGCAGAAGGCACCCGGGGGTGGGTGTTCACCGCCGGCGCGTGTTCACGTGCGATGAACACGGGGCATCAGGTCCACGGGTCGGGGTCATCGCCCCCTGCACATGGGCACACTGGATTCACTCGAGGATGACGGCCCCGCAACAGTCTGGGACTCCGCGGGTCCCCTTTCGCGGGGTCTACCCCCCGTGTGCCGCAGCACCGCGAGCAACTCGCTGTCGCTTGCAGCGTGCAGCCTGGCCCGCGCCTTGCGCGCGTCGCCTTGTGCGCTGCGCTCGGTGCGCCGCGCAGCGTGCAGGGTGACATGCTCCGCCAATGCATCTAGGTCCATGGGCGCGCAGCCTAGCACAATGCAGTGCGCACTGCGCAACAGGCGACCACGGCGGAGCCGCGAGGCCGGGCGCCGATTGTTAAAGGAAAGTTGCGAATTGAATTGCTGCGCTGCATCATGTAACCCTAAAACCCTTCTTTTTTGCCTATTCCCCCCTGCGCTATGCTATTTAACAATAATATAGTTATCCACAGCCCCTTTTTCTACACCATCCCTATACCTAAAATAAATTAAAGAAGGGTTACAGATAATTCATTTTGCCATATGCCACAAACACTTAGCGCATGTTACCCTTCCTGTAACCCTAGCGTAACCCTTATTTAATTCTGCCTCCGGCAAGGGTTACAGTTACGCCGTCAAAATTCGTGCCAAAAATGCCTTGTAACCGTACTAATTTCTGTGGCACTAGGGTTACACTAGGGTTACAACTAGGGTTACAAGCGCCACGGAAATTCATTAAAAATATCTACTTAACAGTGACACGGATTGTCACAATCTGACACGGTTTTTGTCCAAAACTGACAATTTTGGTCACATCCGCTGGGCGCCATCCTAATAAAATCAATGGGTTACGAGTTGGCACGGGTCCTGCATAGTCTACAGTGCGGCATCCCGCCGCGTGGAGTAGAAGCAAATGAGCACAAAGTCCGCGACCCTTGCCAAGTCTCTGCACACTGTCTCTGCATTGGTTGCCGTGGCACGCTTGGCGCCCGCTCCGGCGACGATACCCGCCGCGCGAATGGCGCAGTATCGCGTTGGGTTTGCGCTGCATACCCTTGGCTACGCTGGCGCCGCTGACCCGCATGGGCTCGCGGCCCGCGCCGTGGCCATTCTCTCGAAGGGTGCAGCATGAGCCCCGAATTCAGGGCGCGCGAGTCCGACATCGGCGCGCTTGTCTATCTGTGTTGCCTGCGATGCGCGAGCGACTACAGTGTCGCAGCTCGCGGTGACTGCGGATGCCGCGAAGCAAATCGCGCCGCGGGCAGTCTGCCCGCGTTCCTTGAGCGCATCGGCGAGGCACCGACGGTCGCCGATGCTGGGGCGCAGTCATGAGCACCATTCCCGACACGGTCCGCGCGACCGTCGGCGAGCATGCTGCGACCGTCGGCGAGACTGTCGCGCGCCGCTACTTCGCCGGCAACGCGCTGACGCGCGCCGCGCGGCTCACGGAGCGCGACTTGGCCATGATCGCCGCGACCGCGGCGCACGTCGCGCTTACCGCGCAGCCCCGGCCGGACTATCGCGCGCTTTGGGAAGCGTGGGAGGCTGGCACACTGGACCCCAGCGCATCTAGCGAAGCCACGCTAGCGGCCGCGCTCACGTGGAATGATAGGAACGGCGACTATGATGGGCTCGCGTTCCCTGATTTGCTCGAAAGCGTGGCGCAAATTCTTTCCTACAATCGAATTCCCGCAGGAGGCTAAGACCATGTCATTCATGAACCTGTACCATACGCCCAAGGGCGCCCTTTACTCGGCTGATTGTGCCAAATGCGGCGCGACCATCTACGCGCACGAATGGGCAAGCGCCGACCCCAACGAGGAACGCGATGCGCTTAAGGCTGGGACGCTGGCATGTCCGCATTGCTGCATCGGCCGCGCGGATCCGGCCACGTTCCACGCGTACGGCCGCCGGCACTACGCGGCGCGCTATAGCGCGGACGGTTACATGGATTGCACGGACTGGAACTACGGAACCAACCTCCGCGAGCTACTGCGCGAGACTCGCGATATGTACGGTGACGAGTCATGAGCGCCAGGCCAGGCAATCTACAGAATCGCATGCTGCCGCGTACCCTGCGCGCGGGATGCCTCGCCTATCTGGACACGTTCGCCGGATTGGTGCCGGTCCGTGTCGAGTCCGTGAGCATGCACGGCGCATGGCCGCACGTCCGCGCGGACGTGACAGTAACCGCGACACGCGGCGCGTACAGGAAAGGCGAGCGGATCCTAGACTGGCCGGCGAAAGACTGCCCGCCGCGCGATGCCGTCCGATACCGGAACGGGGTCGCGTTCATTCAACGCTTCGCCGCGTCACCGGATGGGGAGGGATGACCAATGCGCGCCAAGTTTGCCGTAACTTATGAGATTGTCACGGAGGAATCCGCGCAGCATGGTGACGCGGCCGCGCGCGGGTATCTCTTGGAAGATTGCACACTGCGCGAGGCTGTCGACACGCTCGGCGCGGGACACATTGAGGCAGATAGTTACCCTGTCACGCTCGCGACCGCGCCGCGCTGGTTCACGTGCTACCACGGCATTGACTACCGGACCGGCAACGATGAATCCCGCGCGCTGCACGTGCCGGATTCCGTAACGGCCGCGAGCCGCCTGCGCCTGGCCAGGCTGTTGCGCTGCTATGGGGTCCAGTCATGAGCGCGCCCAACATTCAAGGCGCGCCACGGTCGCGCTATGCCGTGGCCGAGATGATGCGCGAGGCAGCATCGGCGCGCAGCATGCGCCGTGCACTGTCCGCGATTGCCAACGCATCGGCCGGCGACTATCTTCCCGGCGAGGATGCTCTAAGCTACTGGCAGCGGTTTGCCTATGAATTGCAGGCCGAAGCGCTCCGCGCGCTCAATGAGGAGGGCTAACAGTGTCTAGCCTTACGCTTACGGAAACTCGGGTGCTGCGCCCTGACACAATAATCGGCACGCGATACGAGACTGTCGCGGCCGAATGGTTCAAGACCTGGCCAGGCAACCCCATGCAGTACCGCGTGACGGGCGCCGGTCCGGCTCTCTACTACGCGACCGCGCAAGAGGCAGTCCGGGCCGCGGCGCGGCGCGTGGCGCGCATTGCGCGCGAGGCAAACAAATGAGCGCGACCCGAGTGCACAAGGATGCAGCGCGAGCAATTCGCGACGTGCGCCGCGCGCTAGTTCTGTCCGATGACTTGCGCCGCGCGCCGTGGAAGGGTAAGCGCGACCCGATCGCCGGGCATTGCTACATTGCCTCCGAATGCCTCGCGCTCATGCTGGGCCCGGACTGGCGCCCGCGCGTCATGCGCCATGAGGGCGCGACCCATTGGTATTTGCGACACGTCGACGGCGCCGTGGCCGATGCTACGGCCGACCAATTCCGCCGCGCGCCCTCCTACCACAAGGGGCGCGGCTGCGGCTTTCTCACGCGCGAGCCCAGCAAACGGGCCCGCATCCTTGCCGCGCGCGTTGAGCGCGTGGCGTCCATGTTCAAAGAGGCTGGAATAGAATGAACGCAACCACGCGCAAGCAATCCATTTCCGCGATAGCCGCGAATAACAAGTCGGCCGGCGGTCACTTTTTCGACCGCGCCACGCTGCGGTTTTTCAACGATACGCCGGGCAATTGGGACGCGTTCCTGGTTCCTGACGGTACGTTCCGGCCGCGCATGTTTATCCGCAATGTGCGACACGCGCACGGGCCCGGCATGTTTGCCGGCTGTACGCTGCGCGGGCAGGTTCGCGAAGTGTTCGAGTGCGGGGCCGAAATTGGCATGCCGATTAAAGCCTTGCACGGGCTCAAGCCTCGCGCCATTGCGCGCGCAGTCTTGGCCGGCGAAGTCTGATACGTTCAACACAAGAGGTAATCGCAATGCAATTCCGTGGATTCACACTGGCAGAGATTAACGGCGCGGCGGAACAGGCCGCGACCATCTACCCGGACGCGGGGCTCTATTTCTCGTTTACGTCACAGCGAGGCCGGACAATCTCCGGCGTGCTGCGCGTTCGCAACTCCCGCGCGCAAGGCTCGCGCCTGTCGGCGAGCGGTCGCCGGACGTGTTCCGCATCGTGGGAAGCGCACCGCGACTTTATGCGCGCCCTGTTCATGGCAAACCCTGCCGGCCGGATAACGTCGGCATTTGCTGACTACAAGGGCGCCGCGGATTTTGAGGCAAAATTTGCTGCGACCTACTCGCGGCAGGTTGGCAGCCAGGTTTGCCCGGCGACGTTCGGCAGCCTGTCGAATTGGGAGGGCTGACCCATGCCACGCGTTCACAATTTCGACGAGTTGGCCGAGTTGCGCAAAGCCGCGCGGGCGTTCATGCGCTTGCTAGGTTCGCTGGGCTACGTCTACTCCGCCAAGGTGCCGCTCGAAGCCGCGGACCGGGCGCAATTGATCGCGGACGCGCTCGCGGTTGTCAATCCGGATGACGACAAGCCGCGCGAGCACGCAACCGCCATGGAATATGACTTTGCCACGCTGGCGCGCATCCTCCGCGACATGGACCCGCCGAAGGTGCGGCAGTCATGAACGCGCGCAACCTTACCCGCTACCGCTCGCCGGGCGCGGAGGTAATCGAAGGGCGCCGCGTGCGGATTTATGACAATCGCGGCGCCACGTTCGACCGTTATACCGTGGTCTATCTGGACTGTCCGGAGGGGCGCGGCCTCTATGCCTGCCTCGGCATGTCAACGAATCCGCGCGACCCGCAAGGATTCGGCCAGCATGGCGTCGCGCATTGCGGCCCGCACCTTGGAAAGCGTATTCAGTTCGACGCGCTGCCCGAGGAATGCCAGGAAGTTGTAATGGAGGATTTGCAAGCGTGAAACTCAAGAATGACCGCAAGGCGCGCGCCCTCGCGCGCAAGTTGAAGCGCAATGGTTCCGGCCTGTGGCTCGCGACGCCGCGAGCGATCGCCGGCCGCCCGGTCACGTATCCCATGGGGAGGGCGCACGCATGAACGCACGCCTCGACATCAACAAGCTACTGCGGGCGCGGCCCGTGCCTTGCCGCTACGGTGCACCGATGGGCGCTCGCAACCGACGCGACGCACCGCCCGGAGCGCGACTCTATGCCCAGCGCGTCCGTTTCGTGGGTGGCGACTACGCGCCCGACGGCACGTACTGGGGCGGCGGGCTCGGAACGGTGCCCCTGTACGCGGTATTCTCCGCGGACTTGGAAACGCTCTGCTACTACCGAGCCCAGACGGCCGCGGAAGCGCGAGCCGCACACCAGGAGGCCAGCGCATGAGTAACCGTTACCGGTATCACATGGGCGTGGCCTGGATCATGCTCGGCGCCGGGCTGGTGTTCGCGGCCTACTTCGCTGCGGACAATGCAGAGCGCAGGGTGCGCGAGGCGCGCTACCAACGCTGCGCGCAGGTTGCGGAGGCCACGGGCGCGGATGCGCGCGACTGCCTCGCGCGGTTCAACGTGGACCAGCATGGGAAGGCTTACTAATGGCACGCGCTAAAAAGCCAAAGACCATCCAGTACAATCCGGTCCACGGTATCGACTCACTGCGCGGGCGCCGCCTACGCTGGATCGAGAATGCCAGCCTTGGGCTCCGCATCGTCGGCCCGTCGCACAAGATCATCCGGCTCGATCACACCGGCTGGTTCCTGGACCCGCTGGGCGACGGCGAGACGGTGCACGGCACGGTGCTGCGACTCCCGCGCGCAGCCGGCGAGGCGCGGTTCCTCGCTGCGGTGTCCGGCGCGTTCAATCCAGACTGCTACCTCGTGAGCATGGAGCGCTTCGACGATGCGGACGACGCCGCGCGCGAGGCCGATAGCATGGCGCAACGGTACGCCGAGGCGGAGCGCGACTACCAGACGCGCGATACGGCCGCCATGATGATTGAGTCGAACCGCGAGGAAATACGCGAGACTCGAAAGACTTTCTCCGCCATCGTGGCCGAAATGCGCGCGATGCGGGATCTTTCCCGCGATACACCGATCATCTGCAAAGCGCTCCGCGCCCAGCTTCATTCGCTGCGCGCCACGGTGCGCAAAGACATCCGGACCATTCGCAAACTTCGGGAGAATCCCTATGCCTGGCTGTACTAGGAGGCGTGACATGCGACACGAGCTGATTATCAACGGGAACGGCGGGGCGATGATCCGGCGGACGCGCGAGGACGGCCAGCGCAAGGTATGGTGCGGCCGCGACATGGGCTGGCGCGAATGGCATGGCTGGGGTGAAGGGTACGCGCCACGGGCGAAGGTGTACTCCACGCGCATGAACGCGCGCAAAGCGCTGCGCCGCATCCTTGCCCACGAGCGCGAGCTGGGGCTTGCGGGCATGGACTACGAGCGCACGAGCTGGCTGGCATGAGTATCGCAAAGCGTTTCCCGTGGCACATTCTCCCGCTGGCCACGATGCAGCATCGTAACGTCACGATCGCAATGGAAGAAGGCTGGACGCTCGACTGCGCGGAGCGGCGCGACTACAAGAGCGGCGCCCACGCGTTCATTGCGGTGCTGTGCGACTTCACGGGCCGCCGGCTGCGCGTCCTGCCCAATGGGTGCATCCTCGTCACCTACGATGGCGGCAAGGCATGACAGTGCTGCGCCAGGCGCTCGAACAGGCGGAGGCCAACGGGCATTCTGTCAACTTGTCCGCCTACCGGGCTGCCGTGATAGGGGAATGCCCGCATTGCGGTATGGGGCTCACGGTCGCGGAGGACGTTGCGAGCGGATCCGCGCTTGCATTCCGCTGCCCGGCTCCGGCACAATCCGCGGCAGGAGGGGCGCCGATTGTCTAACCGCTGGGTCATATGCGAGCCGAGGACTCTCTCGGTTACGCGCATCTACGAGGGCGAAAACGTCGTCACGGGCGGCCCCAGCGGGCAAGCGTGGATCGGCACCTTTGCGAGTTACGAGCTGGCCGAAGCGCTCGTCCGCACGCTCAAAGAGGAAAACCTCGCGGCCTACGGGCTCGAACCTGTAAAGCGCCGCCGCAAACCGCACTGATTGGAGGCACCATGTATTTCGTGCTCACGCTGCTTTTCATAGCCATCGTCATTTCGGCGAAGGGCTATCTGATGTACCTCGCGTCCAAGTCACCGCAGAATCTCGAATGATGACGCGCACTGTGCAGCTTCCCACGCGCGCTAAGCTGGTGGGCCCGGTGGAAGCCGAGAAACTCGAAATCCTGCGTCAGCGCGCGAAGGCGTCCATGCCGATTGGCACGTTCCTGGTGGACCGATTCCAAGAGCGGTTGCCCGGTGCGAAGCGCCGGCCGATGGCTGGGTACGCACGCTGATATGACTTCCGGCCGTCCGATTCTCGCGGACTACGTGCGCTTTGGCTGGGCTCTCGTGCCGATTCCGCTCGGCCGCAAGAGCCCTGTCATTGACCGCTGGAATCAGCGGGAAATGTGCATCACCGATCCCGACGTGGCCGAATTCATAGACGGCAACGTGGGGCTTGCGCACGCGTACTCCGGAACCTGCGCGATTGACGTGGATGATCTTGACAAGACGCGCGCATGGCTCGCGGAGCGCGGGATCAATCTCGACACGCTGCTCGACGCGCCGGATGCGGTGCGGATCGAGTCGCGCCCCGGGCGCGCGAAGCTGCTGTACAAGGTCGCGAAGCCGCTGCCGTCATTCAAGGTGGCGAACGGCGGCCTAGAGTTGCGCTGCGCATCGCGCGAAGGGCTGACGGTGCAGGATGTCCTGCCGCCGTCCATCCATCCGGATACGGGCATGCCGTACACGTGGCGCTATGGCGCCGGTGTGACACGCTGGAATCAACTGCCGCATATCCCGGACGCGCTGCTGAGCGTATGGCAATCGCTGATTCCGCAGACCGCACCAAAGGCGCCCTCCGCCAACGCGAAGTCAACGCGCGCCATCATCGCGGCCGCGCCCGGGCTCGCCCAGCTATTGAATCCGCTGGACCCGGACGCGACGTATGACGATTGGTTGCGCGTCGGCATGGCGCTGCACCACGAGACACAAGGGCGCCCCGAGGGGCTCGCCCTGTGGAACGAATGGAGTGCTGCCGGCAGCAAGTACAAGGGGCTCGGCGACCTTGAGACACACTGGCGCAGCTTCCGCCTGGATGTCGCCAATCCCGTAACGCTCGCCTCGCTGCGGACCGAAGTGCCGGCCGCGCTCGACGAGTTCCCTGATATGACCGCCCCGACGGCGCATGGGGATAGCCTCCCCCCAGCCCCTCTAGCCCCTGTGCCGTCGGGGTCCGGTCTGTCCCGCGTGTCCACGCGCGAGTTGCTGCAATCGGTCCGTCGCACCAAGGCGGGCACGATCGAGCCGCGCCTGTCCAACGTGACGGCAGTGCTCGGCATCCCGCAGATTGTCGGGCTCGAATTTGCCTATGACACTTTCCTCGATTCCATCATGGTCAGCGAGGACGGGTGCAAGACGTGGCGCACGCTGACCGACACGGACTACGTCGAGCTGCGCGTCGGGCTCGAGACTACGGGCAACTGCGAGCCCATCGCGCACGAAATGATCCGGCATGCCGTCGCCCTCGTGGCTGACCGCAGCCGGAAAGACTCTGCGCAGGAATGGCTCATGAGCCTCAAGTGGGACGGCGTCGAGCGCGTCGAGCGGTTCTGCCCGCATTACTTCGGCACGGCAGACTCACCTTACGAGCGCGCCGTCGGGCGCTATATGTGGACTGCCTTTGCCGGCCGCGTCATGGACCCGGGCTGCCAAGTCGACATGGTGCCGACGATCATCAGCGACGAGGGCATGGGCAAGACACGCGGCATCCAAGCGCTCGTGCCGGCCCCGGAGCATTACGCGGTGCTCAAGCTCGACGAGCCGGACGACACGATCGCGCGCAAGTGCCGTGGCGTACTCGTCGCGGAGTTCGCCGAAATGCGCGGGCTGCGCGCCGCGGACGCGGACCGGGTTAAGGAATTCGTGACGCGCACCAATGAAAAGTGGGTGCCGAAGTTCCGCGAATTCTCGACCACGTACCCGCGCCGGTTCCTTATCATCGGCTCGACCAACGACGAGGAATTCCTGCCGGCGGAGACTGGCCGGCGCCGCTGGCTGCCGCTGCATACCAACGGTGTGCAAGTCGAGCGGATCAAGGCGGACCGGGACCAGCTATGGGCGGAGGCTCTCGTTATGTGGACCGTGGAAGGCGTAGCGTGGCAGGGGCTCGACGAGCTGGCTGGCGCCGCGCGTGACTCCGCACAGGGCGAGGACGCATGGGCCGAGGACATTTCCTCGTGGATCGAGCAGAACATTGCCGACGGCGGGCAGGCGGGCCTGTACGTGAAGATGCGCGATGTCCTCGTGCAAGCCGTCGGGCTCGACCCGCGCCAGTACACCCGGGCGCAGGAATTGCGCGCGGCCCGTGTCCTGCGCGAGCTGGGCTATTCCAGGCAGACCCTCCGAGTCGGAGGGCGCGTGCAGAGAGTGTGGGTCTCTGCCGCGTATTGATTTCCCCCACGGATCCGTGATAAAAGTTGCACCCGAAAACAACGCTATTTCCACAGGAGGAAAAAGCATGTACGAGTTAAAGATCACCGTCGACAATCCGGAAGCGCTGCGCCCGGCCATCCTCAATCTCGCGCAGGCAATGATCGCCGGCATGGTCCAGAAGGCCGCCGAGAAGGCGGCGGACCCGGCCCACGAGGCCGCGAAGGCGGACGTGCTCGCCGAAGTCGAGAAGCGCCGCGGCCCCGGCCGTCCGCGCAAGAATCCCGAATCCTCCGCTCCGGTCGCGACACCCGAGCCTGCCGCTGTTCGCGATTCCAGCGAGCCGGCCGACGCGCCGCAGCAAGCGGAGGTAGCGGCACCGGCCAGCCCGGCCACCTCTCCGGCTGAGCCGGTCGCCGCGCCTCTCTCCGACGCGCCGGCGGTCACGAAGGAAGCGTTGCAGACGGTCCTCGTGGCAATCGCGCAGTCCGGGCCCGATGGTCGCGTGAAGGTCTCTGCCCTGTGCCAGAAGTACGGCGCCAAGAATCTCTCGGCCATCCAGCCGACGAATTACCACGCGTTGTATAGCGAGGCCCGCCTGCTGCTCGCCGAGATCCGGGAGTCGCAGGGCAGCTAATGAACGCTGTCAGCCAAGGCGCCCCCGGGGATACCGGGGGATGGCACGCCACCTTCTCGCCGTCCTCGTCCGAGCGCTGGCTCAACTGCCCGGGCAGCATGCCGCTGCTCGAACGGCAGCCGCCTCGCCCGGGCGGTACGGACGCGCGGCTCGGCACCGCGGCGCATTACCTTGCGAGCCGCGCGTTCACCTACGACAAGGACGCGGAGTTTTTCCGCGGTGAGCAAATCGAGGCCGAGGGCTCGGTGTTCATCGTCGACGACGACATGATCCAGGCCGTCCAGTATTACCTCGACGACGTGCGCCGGCGCATCGGCCCGGGCGATCACTTCATGTTCGAGCAGCGCGTCTACTTCTCCGAGACCATCGGGGCGGAAGATCAGGGCGGTACGTCCGATGCGTTCATTCTGCACGCCGGCTGCAAGCGGCTCACCGTCATCGACTACAAGCATGGCATGGGCGTGCCGGTCTCTGCGGAGGAAAACACGCAAATGGGCCTGTACGCGCTCGGCGTGCTCGAAACCTTCGAGGCAATCGTGGGCGACGAGATCGAGGAAGTGAACCTCGTCATCTGCCAGCCCCGCATTGACAACCTCTCGGAGTGGACCGCATCGCGCGAATGGCTCATGGCGCTGCGCGAGCGGGCCCGCGAGGCTGTGGCCAAGGTGCGGACGGCTGAGATAGACCTTGAGATCATGGGGAAGATCCGGCCGGAGTTGTTCAAGGTCACGGAGAAGGGCTGCCGCTGGTGCGGCCTCAAGTCGACGTGCGATGCCTACCGGCAGTTCGTTGCCGATCAGGTGTACGGCGACTTCGAGATTCTCGACAAGCCGGGCGAAGTCGAAGTGCTCGGCAAGCCTGAGCCGCCGTCGGACGCCGTCAAGCTGGGCGAGTTGTTCGGCGTGCTCGACCTCGTCGAAGGCTGGTGCCGCGGTGTGCGGGCCGAAGTCGAGCGCCGCATCTTCGCCGGCATGGAAGTCATCGGGCCCGATGGCCAGCCGATGAAGCTGGTCGAGGGCAAGAAAGGCAACCGCTCGTGGATCGACGAGGCTACGGCCATTGCGACGATCGAGACCGTGCTGGGGCCTGACAAGGTCTACAAGCCGCCTGTCGTGGTGAGCCCGTCCGCCGTCGAGAAGGCGCTGGGCAAGAAACGGAAGGCCGAGTACGAGGACCTTTTCGCCCCGCTCGTGATCCAGCCGCCAGGTTCGGCGAAGGTCGCGCTCGGCAGTGATCCCCGTCCGCCGTTCCAGCCGGCCGCGGCGGACAGCGAGTTCGACATGCTCTCGGAGGAATGACATGAATCCAGACCCCGAGAAGATCCTTGTGAAAGCGGTCGAGCTGGCTGCGCACGCCAAGGTGCGGGGCAACACTGCCATCCGCCGCATCATCGGCACGGCGGACTGGCGCAGCGACCCGGAGCGGCTCGCGGCCGCCAAGGCGAAGCGCGAGCGCCGGCGCGAACGCAACGGAGGGTCCAGCTCATGATCCACGGCATCTACATCGGCAAGGTTCGCCTCCTGCGCGGTAAGGGCGCGCTCCTGCGCGTCGGCACCCGCCCCGGGATCCCTGGCTGGCTGGCGCAGTTCGATGAACACGGGCTCGTGCTCGGCGATCCGCCACTCGAGAAGCGGCTGGACCTTGGATGGTACGAGTTTCCGGCGGACGCGTTCCGCGTGGACTACGAGCCGCGCAGCGAGGACGTGATCGAATGGCAGCCCTGACCAATCCGCCGTTCACGCGGCAGAAGGACGAGCCGCCGATGCACTTGCGGGCGCTGTCGCCCGAGGAATACGACCAGCTCGAGCGCATGCGCTCGCAGGCCGAGCTGGCGGTGAAACTGTCGAAGTTGAAAAAGGACGCCCCCGCGGGGCAGGCGCCCTCCGTTGAGACCCCGCAAATCGAAATCGAAACCTAAAGCGAGACCAATACCATGTCCGAAGCAAGCTACCGATTCACCGTCACCAACGCGCGCCTCGCGTTCCCGCAGCTCTGGAAGGCGAAGTCGGGCCCCGACGGTGGCGACCCGACCTTCTCGGCCGCGTTCATCATCCCGAAGGATCACCCGATCATCGCGGAGATCAACAAGGCGTCCGTGAAGCTGGGCCGCGAGAAGTGGGGCGAGAAGGCCGACGTGATCCTCAAGGGACTCAAGGCGCAGGACCGCCTCGCCGTCCACGACGGGGATGCGAAGGCGCAGTACGCCGGTTACGAGGGCAACGCGTTCATCAACGCGCGGTCCAAGGTCCGGCCGAGCGTTGTGGACCGCAACCGGGTCCAGCTCACCGAGAACGATGGCAAGCCGTACGCCGGCTGCTACGTCAACGCGCTGATCGAGCTGTGGGCGCAGGATAACAAGGCGTACGGCAAGCGTATCAACGCGAGCCTCCGCGGCGTCCAGTTCGTCAAGGATGGCGATGCGTTCGCCGCTGGCAGCACCGCCAGCGAGGACGAGTTCGCCGACCTCGGCGACCAGGGTTCGGGCGGCGACGAAGTCGATCCGCTGTCCTGAGCCAGCGAGCCCCGGGGTTGTGAGCCCCGGGGATTCTCATGAATCTCTACCTCGACACTGAGACTTTTTCCACGGTCGACCTCAAGACCCGCGGCACGGCGGCCTACGCCACGCAGGTTGAAGTCATGATCGTGACATGGGCCGTCGACGATGGCCCGGTCCAGATGTGGGACCGCACCCGACACCGCGACGCGCCGCCCGAATTGTTCGAGGCTGCCAAGGCGTGTACGCGCGTCCTCACGCACAACGTCACGTTCGACCGCACCGTGATCGAACATGATCTCCCCGACCTTGGCCGGCTGCTCACCGGCAAGTGGTACTGCACGATGGCGCAGGCGCTCCGCCACGGGTTGCCGGGCGGGCTCGACAAGCTATCCATCGTGCTCAAGCTGCCGGACGGGAAGTTCGACGGCAAGGCCGGCATCCAGCTCTTTTGCAAGCCGGCCAGAAAGCGGAAGGGCAGCGCCATCGTCCGCAACACGTACCAGACCCATCCGCGGGAATGGATCGACTTCTGCGCCTACGCGAAACAGGACATCGTCGCGCTGCGGCTGGCGCACGCCAAGATGCCGAAGTGGAACGACACCGGATTCGAGCACATGCTCTGGGATCTCGACCAGACCATCAACCGGCGCGGCATTGCGGTCGACGTGCCGTTCGCGACGGCCGCCGTGCGCGCCACCAAGGACGAGCAGGCGGACCTCGCCGCTCGGACTCGAGAGGCGACCGACGGCGTCGTAGACCGTGCCACGCAGCGCGACAAGCTGCTCGCGTTCCTGCTGGTCGAGCATGGCGTCGACCTCCCGGACCTCAGGGCCGACACGATCGACCGCCGGCTCGAGGATCCGGAGCTGCCGGAGTACGTGAAAGAGTTGCTCCGCCTCCGCCTGTCGTCCAGCAAGTCGAGCACGTCGAAGTACAAGCGGCTGCTCGACACGCAGGTTGCCGGCCGCCTGTACCATCTGCTCCAATACTGCGGCGCCCAGCGCACGGGCCGATGGGCCGGGCGCACGTTCCAGCCGCAGAACCTCAAGCGACCGACCCTCAAGTTCCCGGAGATCGAGGCGGCGATCGCCGCGGTGCTCGAAGGCACTGAGAACATCCTGGTCGACGACATCATGGAAGCCATGTCGAGCGCCATCCGCAGCGCGCTTATCGCCGGCCCCGGGCGCAAGCTGGTCGTATCCGACCTGTCCAACATCGAAGGCCGCGGGCTCGCGTGGATTGCCGGCGAGGACTGGAAGCTGCGCGCCTTCGCCGACTTCGATGCCGGAACCGGCCCTGACCTGTACGTGGCATCCTACGCCCGGGCCTTCGGTGTGTCGGTCGAGGAAGTCGACAAGCTGATGCGCCAGATTGGCAAGGTCATGGAGCTGGCGCTGGGTTACGAGGGCGGGGTCGGGGCCTTCGTCACGATGGCGGCGACCTACGGCATGGACCTCGACCTCTTGGCCGAGCGCGCCCTCCCGACCTTCGATATGGACGTGCTCAGGGACGCCGAGGACGTGTGGCAGTGGGCGAAGCGCAAGGGGCGCACCCTTGGGCTGCCCCAGCGGGTCTACGTGGCCGCAGAAGGGCTCAAGCGGCTCTGGCGGGATGGGCACCCGGCCACGATTGCCCTGTGGCACGCCGCCTCCAATGCCGCCAAGGCGGCCGTCCTGCACCCCGGGACGGTCCACAAGGCTGGTCGGCTCGAGTTCGACCGAAAAGGGGCGTGGCTGCGCCTACGGCTGCCGTCAGGGCGCTATCTCCTGTACCCTAACCCGAAGGTCGACGAGACCGGGACGCTCTCCTACGCCGCCTGGAACGTCTACAGGCGCGCGTGGTGCCACGAGCCCACCTACGGGGGCAAGCTGATCGAGAACGGCACCCAAGGGCTCGCCCGGGATGTTATGGCCTACGCCATGCCCGAGGCTGAGCTGGCGGGCTACCCCATCGTCCTGACCGTCCACGACGAGCTGGTGACTGAGCCCGAGGATTCCGACGAGTTCACGGCGGCCGGGCTCAGCGAGATCCTGTCCACCCCGCCGGCGTGGGCCCAAGGGCTCCCACTGGCGGCCAAAGGTTTCGAGACACAGAGGTATCGCAAAGATGATTAGCGGACACGTCCGAAGCTATCTCGATTTCCCCCGGGAGTCGGAAATCGAGGCGCGGCTTGTGAAGCGCGTCGCCGAGTGCGGCGCGGTGGCCGAAAAGTTCACGAGCCCCAACCGGCGGAACGTGCCCGATCGCATCATCTGGCTGGGCGGGGGCGAAGCGTGCTTCGTCGAGTGCAAGGCACCCGGCAGGAAACCGACCTCCGGCCAGTATCGAGACCATGAGCGCCGGCGTGCCGCAGGCTACCGAGTGTATGTAGTCGATTCGTTCCTTGGCGTCGAACAATTCCTAGCAGACGAGGACCTCCTGAAATGAGACACCGACCCAGCACCGACCGCAAGGTTGTCGACCAGCGCTGGAAGCGCGATGCACGTGGCCAGTGGCGCCACGAGAGCACCGAGGTAAGCGAGTTCGGATTCTGCGAGCGCGCGACCAAGGAACCGGCCGGCTTCCACAAGGGCGCGAGGATCCGCGGCCGATGATCCTCCTGGATGGTGATGGCATGGCCGAGGAAGTAAGCGTCCTAGCCCCCAAGGTCGGGCGCCAGTTCACCGCGATCACCTTGGATGTGACCGACTTCAATAAGCTCTCGAACTTGACTCCGGCCACCCTACACGGATGGCTCGTAGAATGGCGCCTCGGCTTCAGACCCCCAAGAGTCCAGCAGGAGCCGCGATGACGGCATCGCCGGCAAGGGATTTCGTCGCGAAGGAATACCAGACCATCGCGATCGACTTCATGCTCGAGAACAAGCGCTGCGCGCTGTTCGGCGGCATGGGCACGGGTAAGACCGTGGCCGGGCTCAGCGTCGTGGAGCTGTTGCAGTTCACCGGCTCCGGCGACCCGGTCCTCGTGCTCGGCCCGAAGCGCGTTGCGCAACGCGTGTGGCCGCGCGAGGCCGCCAAGTGGAAGCATCTGGAACACATGCACATCGCCCCGATCATGGGCGATGCCCGGGCGCGGACCAACGTGCTGCGCCAGCGGGCCAACATCTTCACGCTCAACTACGAGCAGATTCCCTGGCTGGTCGACGTGTTCGCCGGCCGCCCGTGGCCCTTCCGCACCGTGATCGCCGACGAGAGCACCCGGCTCAAGGGCTTCCGGCTGCAACAGGGCGGCCAGCGCGCCCGGGCCCTGTCCATGATCGTCCGCTACACCGACCGCTGGATCAACCTGACCGGCACGCCGGCGCCCAACGGGCTCAAGGACCTGTGGGGTCAGATGTGGTTCGTCGATCAGGGCCGCCGGCTGGGGCGCACGTTCACCGCGTTCATGGACCGCTGGTTCTCGGTCGGGTACGACGGCGTCGTGAAACCCTCGAAGTCGGCGGAGCGCGAAATCTACGCGGCCATCGAGGACATCACGCTGGCCATCCGCGCGAAGGATTGGTTCGACCTCAGAGAACCGATCCCCAACATCGTGACCGTACAGCTCCCGCCGCCGGTCATGAAGCAGTACAAAGAGCTGGAAAACGAGCTGTTCACGCAGCTTGCATGTGGCACCGAGGTTGAAGTGTTCAACGCCGCGGCGCGCACCAACAAGTGCCTGCAATTCGCCAGCGGGGCCGTCTACACCGAGCACCCGTCATGGGCCCCGGTGCACGATGAAAAGCTCGACGCGCTCGAGAGCATCGTCGAGGAAGCCGGCGGCGCGCCGCTCTTGGTAGCCTATGAGTTCCAGAGCGACAAGCATCGCATCCTCGACAAGTTCAAGAATGCGGTCGATATTTCGACTCCCAAGGGTTTCGACGCGTTCATGGCCGGCCGATACCAGCTCGGCGTGGCGCATCCGAAGTCAATGGGGCACGGCGTCGACGGCTTGCAGGACGTGTGCAACCATGTCGTATTTTTCGGGCATACGTGGGACCTCGAGCTGCACCAGCAAATCATCGAACGCGTCGGCGCCACGCGCCAGGCGCAGAGCGGGCTCGATCGCCCTGTTTACGTCACGTCGATTGTGGCCGACGGCACGCTGGACGAGACCGTGCTCGAGCGCCACGAGTCGAAGCGCGAAGTGCAGGATCTCCTTATGGAGGCAATGAGCAGGAGGAACAACGAATGAGACTCGGATCGACCCATTCAACGGAGACCCGGGCCAAGATTGCCGCTAGAGCCCGCGGGCGGCGGATTCCTCGTACGCCGGAATGGAACGCGCGGATCGCTGCTGGAAACCGAGGAAAGGTTATGTCTCGGCGATACGAGCGGGTATGTGTCTGCGGGACGGCCTTCGCCTCTGGGGCTTCTAACGCCCGGTTCTGTTCGCGGCGATGCGCCCGGGCGAGCCGCGGGCACGGGCGACGCCACGCGCCGGAATTCGCCGGCTACGCGCAACAGTGCGCCATCTGCGGGGCGACGGAACAGTTAGTCGGGGACCACAATCATGCAACCGGGCGCCCTCGGGGCATCCTGTGCAGGAAATGTAACCTAGCGATCGGTAATATGGACGATGATCCTAGGAGGCTGCGCGCCGCAGCCACCTACCTAGAGGAGAACTAACATGCGCCTTTACGTGGCCGGGCCGATGTCCGGAATTCCGCATTTCAATATCCCGCTGTTCGACCGGGTAACGGCGGATCTGCGCTGGTCGGGACACGAGATCATCAACCCCGCGGAGGAAGATCCGCAGCCGGTGCGCAAAGCGGCGCTCGCATCCAAGCACGGCGATCCGGCCGATCTCTTGCCGACAGGATCCACGCACGGCGACCTTCTGGCGCGCGACGTGAAAATGATCGCCGATGGCGTGGATGGTATCGCGCTCCTGCCCGGCTGGTGGAAGTCGAAAGGCGCCCGACTCGAGGCTTTCACGGCACTGCAATACAGCAAGATGCTGTTCGAGGCCGACGCACTGACGCCTGGCGTCACGATTCTGACGGCAGCCCACGACAAGGTTCGCCGCGTCCTGGCGGCGTGGCTGACCAACGGAGGCACTGCACCATGAACACTCCCCTCTTTCCGACGACCGATGCCGAGCGCAAGGCTATCCCCATCTGGACGTACATCACGAAGTACGTGCCCCGGGCGCTGATCGCCGCAACGCGCGTCTCCGTGAAGGGCAACATCCAGCACAACCCCGAGCGCAGCCCGACCGACATCGTGTGGGCGCGCGGGAAGTCGATGGACCAGCTCAACACCGCGGCTCGGCACCTGATGGACCATTCGAGCGGCACCATCTACGACACCGATGGCGAGCTGCATTTGGCGAAAGCCTACTGGCGTCTCGGTGCGGAGCTGGAATTGCTGTGCGAGCGGCTCGAGGCGGAGCGGGTAACGGCGGAGGACATTGAACCATGAACGACGCAACAGAACGGCTGCGGCAGGCCGCCCAGAACGAGCAGACAGTGGTTGCGCTTAACGATCTTCTCAGGGCCAAGGAGGCTCGGCTGGCGGAGGCGGAGCGCGACTCGGATCAAATCATGCGAGAACGCGATTACGCGGAGGATATGGCCGATGAACTGGCGGCCTGCATCGCCGCATTGCTTGGTGTAGAAATTGGCGAACACTCATCCGGCAATTGCCCGTGGGAGGCTGCTCTGCAAGCCTTTAACGAGAGGCCAGCGGACAGCGCACCGGCTGTTTGCCCCAAATGCAGCGGAACGGGTAAGAAACCCGTCAACGGCGGCACGGGTTGGTATCGTTGTCCGTGCGGGGCCACGGACAGCGCAGGAGAAAAGCCATGAGGTTCTCACCTAAGCAACATGTAATCGTGACGCTGTTCGGTCTGCGCTATCGTGGCAGAGTAGTACGAAATATCCTTGAGCCCTCTGGGGAATGGCTCTACGACGTGCAGTACTCCAACGATACCGGGGATTTGAAGCGCAGCGAATTTCTAGAGGACGAATTGGAGGAACAGCCATGAGTGACCTAGACCGAAAGCTGAAAGAATTAGCCTATCTGTATTTCGCGGTTGGCTGTCTTGCGCTTGGGTTCGTACTTGTGATATGGCTGCTATGAGTGACCGAATCACAGACGAAAAAGAGGTTGCTGATCTTCGTGAACAACTTGCCGCTGCTCAGTCGAGGGAAGTATGCACCGTGGCGCACAGCGACGAGGTGATGGAGTTCTGCCCGTACTGCAAGATCGAGCGGCTACGCGGCGATCTATCCGAGACCCGCATTGCGTTGGCGAATGCGGAGTGTCGTGAGGGTGTGGCTAAGGCGCGGCTGGCGGAGGCGGAGAAGTGGCACGAAGCGGCGTTGCGATTCGGGGAACACTTGGTATCGGTCGGCCCAGACGGTTACTACACGATGACCCCGGAGGCGTGGCTGTCGTGGGCGCAGTCCGCAGCGCGAACCGCTGACAGCGCATCAGCGGTTCAGCCAGAAAGATGTTGCCTCGATTACCCCCGCTGTGATTGCAACTCACCGCCAGAACCGGACAACGCACCGACGTTGCAGCCGTGCGGCCATCCGTGGGAAGCGCAGCATGACTTTAAGTGCATATTGTGCAGTTCACCGGGGTGACTCCATGAAAGACATGAACTGGCCGGAACGGGTGGCGTATCTAGAGAACCAGTTAGCTGACTCTGATCGGGATAACCAACGGCTTCGGGGGTTATTGACGCGCATTCACGGCATCGCCGCCGAACCGCGTCCGGTCAACATGGAAGTGCGGCTTGAGAACATCGCGTGCATCGCACAGGAGGCTGCATATGAACGGAATTAAGTACGAAGTGTTGACTGGCGACGACTTGATCTCAGCATTGCGCGGCGGCCGCACTGGTGATCTTTTGGAAGACGCGGCATATGCGGCCGCCGACGAGATCGAGCGACTACGGCGGGCGCTCAAGAAGGTGGGCGACGACTACCCCGGATCATCTTGCCAGCAATGGTGCTACGAGCAAGCGGGCATCCCATTGTCCGCATCCCCCGCTGTGCCGCATTGGTTTTGCGCCGAATGTCGAGGTCAGGCCTTTACCAGCGACGGGCCGATTATCCATGTTGCTACGTGCAGCCGCAGGTGACATCCAATGAGTGACTATCTAGCCAAGTCCTATGACGCAGCCCTGCGCGAGAACGCCACGCTCAAGGCGCGGCTGGCGGGGGAACAGCGATACCGAGCAGAAGCGGTGGACGCGGCGACCTCGTTCAAGGCGCGGCTGGCCGAGGCGGAGCGGTTGCTGGCAAAGATTCACGACGCCCCGCTACCGCACGCCATCCGGTACGACATCGTATGCTTTCTGGAGCGAGCAGCGGACAGCGCATCACTGACTCAGGAGAACGAACGATGAGCAAAACGAATCCATTGATCGGCAAGACCCTGACGGGCATTCAGATTTCCGCCGACCGGCAGGCCCTGCTGTTCCAGACAACCGAGGGCGATATGGAAGTGCTGGTGGATGCCGACTGCTGCTCGTACACATGGGTGGAGCATATCGAACTGCCAGCCTTGGGGTTTCCGGCTCTCGTCACGGCGGTTGAGGATTTGGACTTGCCGCAGGACGAGAAGCCCTCCACGTTTCACACCGACCACGATTGCTTGGCCTTCTACGGCTGCAAGATCAGCACCGACAAGGGCGACATCGTAATCGACTATCGCAACGACTCAAATGGTTATTACGGCGGCAGTCTGTCGTGGCCCGGTGATCGTTACTTCTACGGCGGGGTACGCGGCCAGAACGTGTCGAAGAAAGAATGGCAGCAACTGTAACCGTGGACGAGGTGCAGAAGTGAAAGACGCTCCTTCGATCTATGCCATGTGCCGTCCGGTGGGCGCTACCCACGGATGCCCGCATGATGGGCTCGGCTGCATCGCTCCCGGAAAATGCTCGCCGCCGAGCCGGTACGCAAAGACGTGGGCCGATGTTCATTGCGTGAAGCATGAACAGGCCAAGGCGAGAGCCGCTGACCCCACGACAGCCGTGGACGCTGCGCCATGAACCGCCTCACCATCCTGGTGCTCGGCACGCTGGCCGTCCTCGCCGTGCTTTATCTTTCGCACGGGTGCTGGTGGCTCCCATGACCCTCGCCGACCGCGCATGGCGAGCCTCCGGGCGCCGTCAGCTCGGGGCTCGCGTTCCCTACGCGCTCGGCTTTATCGCTGGGTGGCGGGCGGCGCGACGGGCGGCACGGAAGGCGGGATGTGCCCGCTCAACTGCCAAAGGTTCCAGCCGGCGGCAGCCGCGGTGAGCATGATGAGGACGGCGTAGAACATCTGCGAATCCATCGCGAACGCCAATACGATCAGCGCCACTTTCATCCCGCTCAACACGATCCACGGGTTGCCCTTGGAGATCAGCCAGCGGGCGAGCAGATTCAGCTCGGTCCCGCCGCGGGCCAGCCCGCACATCGTAGTCACCACATCGAGCCCGCTCAGCACGATCAGCGTCAGTAGCAGGAAAACCATGACGTGCTCCTTACGCGGTGGCACACCGCGCAACGAACTTTGTCGCCCGTGTACGCTTCGTCAGGGTCACGGAGCCAGATGGAATCCGGTAGTAGGTGCCCTGCCGAGTACGCGCGTACGGGGTACTCGAGCACTGCGTCCCCAGCGGAACGTTGCCAACGAGTCGACCCCGGACTCCGCCCGGTAGCGCCTCGTAGGCCAGCACGGAAATCGTTACATTCGTGGGCGGATTCGGCTTCACGTTGACCGTCACGTTGGCCGTTGCGGTCGTCGCGGGAATGGAAACGACCTTCGAGACCGGCAGCGTCTTGTCCGATTCGACGGGGACGTTGTTGTAGGCAGTGACGGCGAAGTACCACGTCGCGGCGGTGAGCCCGTTGACTGTGTACGTCGTCATCCCGCCGCCGACCACGTCTGCGGTGAATGCAAGCGAGCCCGGGGAAGTCCCGTCGTACACCTTGAAGCCGGCCAGCGCGCCGCGGCCCGTGGCCACGATCGTCGAGCCGTCGGTGTTCTGGGTCGGCGGAATCCACGTCAGCGTCGCGGACCCGTCGGCCGCGGAGCACAGCATGGAAAACGTCGTATCGACCTTGAGCCCGGTGACGGTCTCGCTGCCGGACAGCGCCTTGGCGCCGGTCCAGCCGCCGCTTGCCGAGCAGACAGCGGCGCCGGTGCTCGACCAGGACAGGGTCACATTGAGGGGCGAGATCCCGCTCGTCGGGCTCGCGGTGAGCGTGACGGTCGGGGCGGCAGATGCCACCGTGGCGATCAGGATGAGCAGGGCGGCGAGCAGCTTGTTCATTGCTTATTTCCTCCGACGGGCATTTAACATATCACTTCCGGGGCGCTTTTGCACGTCGGGCCCGGGCCCGGGTCGTCGCCCGCTTGTCGACCACATACTGCACCCAGAATTTGCCGTTTTCGACCTTGTAGGTTACACGGTGCACGAGGCCGCAGCCGCAGCATTCCTCGGTGAAGGGGTCCCCGCCGTCGGTCGCGTTGCGGAACGCAACCGCGTACCACTCCCCGTCCTTGATCTGCACGGGTTTTTCTCGCTTCATACGCCCCTCCACTTGCCGTCCACGATGACCACAATCTGACGTTTCCCGTCGCGATGCAGGATGCCGTGGGCATTCAGCCAGCTCGACGGGCCCTTATTGTATTCGAGCCGCAGCCGGGTTGACGTGCCGACCTGATAGCAACCCTCGTCGATCCCCGGCGAATGGCTGTGCCCGATGAAGCTGCGGACGCCAATGCGCCGCAGGTTCTTGGCGCTGCCCCGTGCGCCATTCGGCCCGCGATCGCCGTGCATGCCCAGCTCGACGCCGGCCAGTACCAGGCTTTCGTCCTCGCCGAGCACGCGGATTTCCGCGAGGTTGGCTTGTTCGCACCAATACCGGAAGGGGTCCGGGTACTCAGCGCCGCCCGCGCCCATCTTCGTCCCGCGCACCATCGCCAGTGCGGTCTCGAGGTAGAAGGCGGCGTTGACCGGATCGTTGCGCCAGTCGTTGCGGATCACCCAACGGCGCAGCATGTCGTCATGGTTGCTGCCGACGACGATGGAGCTACCCCACTTCGGGGTATGCCGTTTGATGAACCGGATCGCTTCGTCGACCTCGTCTTTCACGTTGCCCATCCGCGCATTCGCCTTGGCGACGGCGATGAACGGGTTGCCGACGTGGTGTGGGTTGCAGGAGTACGAGTCTAGAACATCGTGCCATACGAGCGTGTCGGGGCGCAGCACGTTCACCATGCCGCGCTTCCCGAAGGTGGCTTCCGCAACGGCCGGGTCAATGAACCGGACGTGCGTGTCGCCCATGACGAGCGCCGCGACGCCGGCGCCCTCGTGCACCCCGAGCGGCGTGTACACCTTGTCGAGATCGTATGCGCCCCCGGTCGTATCGCTCCAATGGATGTGCCGCGCGTGGAAGCGCGACCCGTCGATCTCGACGACGACGGCGGACAGCGAGTGGTGGAATTCCCCGATACGCCCAGAGCGCGAGTCGGTGTAGTTCTCGACCGTGCACGCACCCGTGGTCATGAGCAACTTCGCCATGCGCCGCGAGGGGGTAGGGATGCTGCGAAGCTGGACCTTCGTGTGTCCTACGATTCCCGAGGCCGCGTGCGATAGCGCATCGGCGCCGGTGAGCGGGCTCGAGGCCGTCGGCTGGATCTTGATGTCGCCGAGCACCATGAGGTTCTTGTTCAAACGCGCCCGCGTGTTCCACAGGTACGGCCGCACTTCGCGGCACCAATGCTCCGCGTTGCGCTGGCTGCCACTCCATTGACTCGTGGGATTCTTGTAGCGCAGCGGGATCACGAGCAGTTCGGCCTCGAGATCGCGCGCTGCGGCCTCGAGCGTCGCCCACCATTTCGGATGCACCGGCGTTGCGTTCTGCGCCGCGGTCACGATGTAGCGCTTCGCCTTCGGATTCAGCTTGCGCTCGAAGGCCCCGGGCCGCGCGACCTCGAATTCCGGATCGTGCAGTTCGCGGAAGCTGTCAAGATCGCGGCCGGTCACGTCATGACCTCACGGCACTGTGCGGCGAGCTTCGCGGTTCCGCACCAGATGAAGCGCGTGTTGCCGCCGGCGGAGGGCACGCACAGGACGTAGTCGGCGAAGTCCGCTCGAAGGTTCGCCAGCTCGTGCGACGCCATCTTGCACGCGCGGACGAATTCGCTCTCATACTCCCAGCGGTTGCCGAGGGTCTTGAGAGCCGCCTTCACTTTCGCGCGGTTGATTGCTTTTTTGTCGTACTGTTTCTTGAACGCAGTCAAGTCCTTGCCCTTGGATGTTGCCATTTTCCCTCCTGTGGGTTACGGCGCGTCCGAGGATACCAAAGACACCCGCCGGGTTGTAGCCGATGTGACGTAATCACTTCGCCGGCTGCGGCTGGGTCCCGAGCGCAGCGGCGCGGCAGCGGCGGTAGATGCCCGCCACTTCGACCAGCTTGTTGAACGTCGCCCCGAAGCTGTCGTCAGCGAGTGGGGTTAGCGGGGGGCACGACGCCACTACCAGCGGGTCCACTTTCGGCGCCGGTGAGGGCATCGTTGAGCACCCGCATAGCGTCAGGAGTGTTATGGCAGTCAGTGTAGACAGGTACTTCACGGGTAATGGTCTCCGCGCGTTGTCGGATGGTGACGTTCTTCACGTCGATCTTGGCGATCTCGGAGGCCGCCGCCTGGAGGGCGGCGTCGCGCCCCTTCTCGTACTCGACCTGTGCCTCGTGGGTGGCGGCAATCTGGTGCTCGCCGCCCATCTGGTACGCCTTAACCGCGGCGCCACCAACCGAGAGCACGTAGAAGGCCAGAATACCAAGGAGCACGTACGGGTTTGTCAGCATCGGGGGTCTCCTGTGGGACAGGTGCCGGCGCGGACGCCGGGACCGGCGGGGCCGGTGTCACGACTACCGTGATGACCGGCGTAAGGAACAATTCTCGCTCTCGAGCACGCCGTTTGACAAGCCCCCCGAGCACAACCCCCGCCTGTTTGTTCCAGCGGGGGAATTCATCCGCCGCGCCGGCGTAGTCCCCGGCGTTGAGCTTCCGGAGCAGGGTCGAGCTGGCGAAGTTCCCGCCCCCGATGTTGAACACCAGAGACACAAGCGCGTCAAATTGGTTCTGGGTCAGGGGGACCTTCACCAGCGAGGCGACCGCGTTCTCGGCGTCCGCACAGTCCTCCCGGAGCCACTGCTCGGCCTGTCCGGGGGTGCAGGTATCGCCCAGCTTGACCCCTCTCGTGTGCCCGTAGCCGATCGTCGGAACGTCGACCGGCGTGGGCAGGTAGGCCGACAGCCGGAGCTGCTCGCTATCCTTGATGATCTCGAGCCCGGGGCCGGCAACGCGCATGGGTCAGCGTTTCTTGATGTAATAGAACGTGGCCGCGAGCCCCGAGATTATGGCCACGATGAACGCGCCGGCTTGCAGGTACTCATTGATTGCGTGTACCACTGAGGCTCCCACTGTGAAGGCGCTGCTGATGACCGTCCCGCTGGCCGCGACCCTATCCGCGGACTGCGTCCCCGGAATCAGTATATCCCGCACGAGGCTCATTGCCGGTTCGCCTGGATGGTGTTGATGAAGCCGAAGGCGGCCACGACACACCCCAGCACGACCATCGTGAGCGCGTACTGCTTCGGGGAGAGCAGCACACTCAGTTGCGAAGCGTTGGCCTGCACCGCGCCCAAGAGCACGATGATGAAGCCGACAACCTTCGTCTTGTGGGAGTTGATGAAGCTGAGCATGTGAGAGTCTCCGGAAGTGCGATTGATTCTATGGTGCGCTGCGGCGGGGGTCAACTACCCCGCTGAGATGGGTACGCAAACGACATCCGACGCGCCGCCTCCGCCACCTGAAAGCGAATAGATGGTGGGCGACGAAGTCCAGCTAAACGGGCCTGGTGCTACGTAGCTGGGCCACGGGAAGCCGGTCACTTCCTTACCCTTGAGCTTCGGGTAGTTGGACGGCGAGTCGAAGGTGAGTCCTTCCCGCTCGAATGCCATTGCCGGTTACTCCCAGAGCATGAAGGGCGCGTAATTCGTCGTGCCGACCGCGGTGAAGTGACCCAGCGCGGAAGTCGACGCCCAATTCGGCAGAGCGATGTACGTGCGCGCCGAGGATCCGACCAGCGCGACCGAAAGCGTGGTCGCCGCCGCCACGTCCGCCGTCGCGGCGCACCCACACCCGAAGATCGGGCGCACATCCGGGAACACTCCCCACGCGAGGAATGCCTGTTTGTTGCCGTTCGGGAGGGTCGTCGTGGCGAGCTGCTGCGGCACAAGGCAGATTGTTCCATTAGTATCGCTCGAGATCACGGAGGCCGTCGACTCGTAGCGGATAGCCACAGAAGTTGCCGGCGTACTGCCGCCGGTGCTGTTCCTCGTGATAAGCAGCGCGCCCTTCGAGTTGGGCGTCCCGTCGGTGTCGCACGTCCGGCAAATGAGGAACCCGCCGCCGTTGGCCGCGGTCGAGGAATACTTCCACGCGAGGCCGAAGAATCCCGTGTTGACACAGAGATAGCTCGTGAGCGTGGAAGTCAGCGCGTTGTTCGGGGTGCAGATGTAGGTGGTGCCCGAATTCAGCCCTGTGAGCGTGCCGGATCCGTTGCTGCCGGTTCCAATTTCGATCTTGATACGCGGCGCCGACGCGCTGCTGTTCGTGCCGTAGTAAATCTTGATGTAGATGGGCGACGTGGCGTGCAGGCTGTCGTTCAGGTAGTAAATTTCATACCCGCCGTCCGTGTTGGATCCGGGTCGCGTGACCGTCACCCAATTGATTTGCCCGGTATCAGATGTTTTCACGAGCCCCGGCGTGGAACTCATTGCCTGGAGTTTGGTCGAAAGCTCACTGCCCCACGTGCGGAATTCCGCATCGCTGGTATGTGAAGCATTCGAGGCCCATGAACTTGTAGCCATGCGCTACTCCTGAATGAATATCTGGACGGTGACGCGCTTGAACGTCGACACCGCCGTAAGCGAAATGTTCAACACATCGCCGGCGGATACCGAGGTCGTCCAGCCGGTGAAGGACGTTTTCTCCTGTGACCATCCGCTCGTAATCTGCGGATAGTCGGTGCCGCAGATGTTGGTGCCGCCACTCGCGCCGGCGTACGATCCGATCGCGACCTTCTTGATGCCCACCGTCACACTGCCTGCGGCATCATCCCCAAGGACAATGACCTTCGTGATTGTACCAGCCCGGGGGATGTACACCGCAACCGGGTAGACGCCGCTCGTTGACAGTGCGGAACCGGACGTGAACGCAGCGCCGCGCATCGCGAACGTCGGGCCAGTCGCGCCAGTCGCTCCGGTCGGGCCGGTCGGGCCGGTCGGGCCGGTCGCACCGCCACCAGCGCCTAGCGCGCTGAGCAGCACTTTCTTGTGCAGGCTCGCAGACGCATCCCATGTCAACACGTAGTCGGCGGCCGTGTCCGGAGTCGGGTCCGCGGTGAAGTCGTTGATCGTGACCGCTTCAACCGCGCCGGTACCAGCCGTCTTGCGGCCGAGCAGCACCGAGGTCGCGACATCCTGCATCTTGGCGAACGTGACTGCCTTGGAGTCGATCGTCCATGTCGCACCGCCCGCCGACACGACGATGTCGCCGTAGTCGCCCGTGGCCACGGTGAGTGTGATGTCGTTGGTATTCTGCGTAGCGAGGATGCCGCCGCTACCAATGATCGAGCGCAGCGCCGCGTCGTAGTTCGTTTTCGATTTGTAGACCTGAGATCCGCTGCCCACGTTGGACAGCGTTTCCAGCACCTTGACACCGTTGTGCTCGAGATCCGTGGTCTTGAAGTTGAATAGCGCCGGGGTAGTGCCCGAGCGCGTGATCTCATACACCGGGGCGTCAGTGGCGACATCCGATCCCGTGCCGGCCGCATCCGGGAAATCGGCCGCGGGTACGGTAAAGGTCGTGGTGTAGCGCCCGACTCCCTTCGTGATCCGCACGCCGCCGATGTAGCCGGTGAGTGGGCTGCTGCCGGTAATCCCGGCCCCGAAAGCCGTGTCGTTTGTCGGGGAGTTTATGTTTAACGAGCTGGTGTGCGTGTAGACTTGCACGCCGTCAATGAAGTACCGGAACACGTTGCCGTTGCGGCTCACCGCAACGTGGTGCCACGTGTCGAACGACATCGAAATGGAGCTTGACAGGTTAGCCGTGAACGACGTGGCGTATTTGTACTGGATGGTCATGGACTCGACCTGGGTAGAGCCCATCGCGAACGTCCAGGCAAACGCGCTGGCGGAAGTCTGCGTCGCGTCAAAGTTGGAAACCAGCAAAAAAGTGCCCGAAGTAGCCGGCACGCGGACAAACGCCTCGAACGTGAAGTCGCCGGAGCCCCACGCGAAATCAGCATCCGATGGAGTGGTGATGTAGTCGTCGACGCCGTCGAAATACCCGGCCGAACTGCCGATATAGTGCTGGGCTGTGCTGATCTTCGCGTCACCGTGCGCCGTCATCGTATGACGGCCGGTGCTGTCCGTGAACGTGGTGCTGTTGTTCGCGCCCTGCATCCGAAGATGTAGCGCGTTGTCAGCATCGTAAGGGTCTACGCTGGGCGCTGTCCCGTACGCGCGAAGCGAGAGCACGGACGACGCGATGTTCTGATACCAGAGTCGGGCGGCATCACTGGCTCCGACTTCCTCGTACCAGATGTTGTCCTGATACGTCCATTCGCCGGTTACAGTCTCGTCCTGCGCCCATTGCGTGTACTGCGGATGATCGTCGCCCAACGCGAGCCCGGCGAGCAGTTGGTGCTTGTTGGTGCCGGAGCTGGCAGGAGCGACCGCGCTCGGCACCGCGCCGCCCAGCCAGTCGAGCAGGGTCGTGGGAGTCGCTGCCACGCCGCCCGGCAGGTAGAGATCGGTCCCGAGCGTCGCGCCTTGCGTCGCCTGCGGGTCCAGCTCGAGAACACGCGCCGGACCGTCCGCGAGTTGAACCTTGAACTTGCGCCGGGCCATGTCAATCCGCCGATGGGAAGTGGATGTACTCTACCTCACCGTCGGGCAGCGTGTAACGCGCCCCGTCATAGCCCAGCGATTTGAGTCGTTCGTAGAGCTGGTCACGAGTGGCGTTCTCCGGCAGCCCAATCGACTCGTGCAGTTTCGACAACGTCGGGGCGTCGAGTCGATTCTTGAACGCAACCTGGCGCTCGGTGACATCGCCGTAGCGCGCGGCCACGCGGGAGTCGGGCGTGTAGTTCACCGCCCCCTTCGCGTTGCCGGCGCGGTTGGCATCCGAGACCCCACGGTAGAGCGTGATTGTCGTGGCGCGACCCTTCGGCAAGTTGTCCGGCGCCGGGTGATCGGCCGGGTTGACCGGGATCTCGTAGTCAGGCGTCACAGGCGCGGCGCGCTCCGGAGCATCCTCGAGCGTCAACTCCGGCTTCTCGCCTTCCATCGCTTCGGCCAGCCCCGCGGGCTCGCCGCGTTCCTCGCCGACGGCGCGCGGCCCGGCCTCGCCCTTCTCGCGGGCCGTCTGGGCAGCCGTCGCATTGCGCTCGGTCTCGATCCGGTCCAGCGCCCGCAGCGCATCATCGAACATGGCTTCGTCGGAGGCAGACAGCGAATTCGGCGGGGCTACCTGCCGGATCGGCGGCTCGCCTTCCAGCCCTTCGGTCAGCCCGGTGGGCTCGCCTATTTCCTCGGCGCTACGGGGCGGGGTAACGTCCTTCATGCCGGTCGTCGCCGGCCCTTCGTCGGGGCCCAGAATTTCGCCACGAGGCGAGCTGGCGCGCGCCGTCCCGGGCGTCATGCCGAGGTCGGTGAAGTCCTGCGGGCGTCCCACGTACGGCCCACGAGCCACCAACGGGGCCGGGGGCGGCGGGGCGGGCAGCATCGGGAACTCGTCCGGTCCAGCCGGCGGGGTCTCGAGGCGGAGGTCGCCTGCGTCGGTCTTGCGACCGCCGGCCCTAGGCAGGTTCCGCCGGGCCGTATTCAGGACCCGGCCGCGGCCGCCGAGCTGGATGTCGGACGGCGCGAAATCGAGCCCGGAACCCTGCCCGGCCAAGTCGAAACCGGCCGCGAGGTCGGGGGGTGCCGGCTGGTCCGGGGTGAAGTCGATCGTGTCCGGGCCGCGCGGTCGGGGCTCCGGGGCCAGCTCGAAGGGGCTCACGTCCGGCGGGGGCGGCAGGATCTCCATTGGACCCTCCGGAATGACCGCCATGCCCGTCGGAGAGGCTCCAGGCTGCAATGCGCCGCCGACCGGCACGTTCGGCCGGAGCTGGTCCGGATTGATGCTGTACGGGTCCACCGGCAGCTCAGGGTGCCCGTAGCCGGGCATCGCCGGAGGCGGCGGGGACTCATCTACCGCGCGGGCGAGGTCGTACGGGAACGCATCGGCGGCCGACGTGTCGGCGCCGCGGAACAGGTTGGTGTCGAAGATGCCGCCGAGCGCGTCGGCCGCGCCGGTCTGCGGCGGGATCGGAGTGCTCGAGAACGGCGCTCCGCCGCCGCCCTCCGGCGCCAGCTCCGGGGGGCCCTCGCCGGCCAGCTCGCGCGGAAAGCGCCCACCAGGCGGAGGCGGAGGCTGACGCGGGCCCACGTCCGGGTTGCCCAGCGGACCGACCACGGCGTACGGCAGCGCCGGAGAGCGCCCGGCGATCGTGCCGTACTTGCCCTGCCACGCGTCGGAGAGGATCTTCGGGATAAGCCAGCGGTCGAACATCATGCGGCGCCAGCCGGAGATAGGGTCGACAATCTGCCCGGCCACCGACGGGCGCTGGACCGTTGAGCCGACCGAGGATTGAACCGTGACCGGCATCGTTGTCGCAGCGTCCGCAATGCTCGCCAGATTGCCGGTCAGGTTCACGTCCTGCCCGAGCCGGGCAAGCGCCTGCGGGTCGAGTTCGTTGCCGTGCCAGGCGTCCAGTACGTTGTGGATCTTGGCCTGCAACGTGCGCGCCGCTTGGAACTGATCAATCAGCGGAGCGTTGCCGGTCGCGGAAACCTGATCCGCGATGCCCTGTTCCAACGTGTCGGCCGCCTGCCGGTAGACCTTCGCCAGCTCGTGTTTCGCCGGGTTGTCGACCGACTGAAACATGATCCGCGCGTCGCGACGCCATTGGCGGATCGCATCAAGCGCCTGCTGCGTCGGGGCCTGTTCGATCCTCGCGAGCTGTTCGCGCAGGAGATCAATGCCGGGGAGGTCCTTCAAGTAGGGATTCGCCCGGGTCGACTCGCCGAGCGAGTCAAGGCGCGCGGCCAGCTCCGGCGTGTGCCGCAGCGTGGGAAGCGCCCGCGCAACCACGTCGTACGCACCGTTGGCCTGCGCCGCGAGTTGTTCTAGCGCCGGTGGAATCGGCACGCCGTCCGGTATGCCGAAGTCATCACGCACCAACCGCTCTGTGTTCTTGGCCGCGTCGATCGTCGCGCGCTCGCGCAGCGGGCCGCGGTTAACAAACGTCTCGGCGTATTCATTGGGGACCCCGGGGTACGTGCCGAGCGGAGCGTCTCGCTGCGCGAGCGCGGCGGCCTGTTCCGGCAGGACCGGGTAGCCGTAGCTCCGCATGCGCTCGACTGTCGGGCCGGCGGCGGCCGGGCCTTGTCGCCCGAGAACCGGACCGGCGGGGGCCGCGGGGTGCGACCCGACAAAGGCGCCGCCCGCGCCGAGCAGTTCGCCGCCAAGTTCGCCCAACGGGCCAAGTCCGGCACGGCGCGCATCTTCCGAGACAACAGGGCCGGTGACAGCGCCACCGACGAGCTGCCGGAGAGGGAGATCGGAGAGACCACGACCGACTGCCGAAACGACGGGTCCGGAAGCGCCCGCCAAGGCTTCGCCGACACCTACACCGCTTAGGACGGCGCCCGCACCAACACCCATCTTATCGGCGAGAACCTCGTTATCGTTGCGCGGTGCCAGTTCTGGCGGAGCCAGCCCGAAATTCGGATCGAGCAATTCTTTTCCGGTGATTGCATTCGCTGCACCAACCACGAGCGAGGCGGGGGAAACCACGCCGCGGGCAGCCCGCGTAACGCCTTGGAGAATGCCACGGGCGCCTTCCCAGAAGTTGATATCGCCCTCGGCAGCCGCCGATCCGGCCTGTGCGTCCGCCAGCTCGGCCTCGAGCCTCGCGCGCTTCGCCGCTTCCGCCGGGGTGCCCGGGATCGGTGTGCGCGTCCGCTGACCAGACCCGGGCGGGGTAAAGCCAGCCGGTTCATCCGGAACGAATCTGCCGGTCGGCGCCGGGCCCTTTGCGTCAGGAACGAATGCCATCAGTGCCAGGTCCCCGAAACGCCCCCGACGATGATGCGGGTGCCGGACTGGATCTTACCAGATGCGGCGGCCGCGGCAGCCTCCGCTTCGGTCGCGAACGAGGGCGGTCCGGCGGCACCCGGCGTAGCGCCCGGGGCAGCGGCCGGTGCCGGCGCCGCGTCAGGGCGCTGTGTCATCATGCGCTGGCGGGTGAATTCGCCGATGGTCAGACCAGGATTCTTGGCGCTTGCCGCCTGATAGTCGACGACATCGTTCATAGTGAACGGGACCGATTTGCGAGCAGTCTTGAGCATCTTCTCTGCCACGAGGGTCGCGTCATCGGGTCGGTTCTTGTTCATTGCGAGGAACGTCTCCGCTGCGTTTTCCACCGTGTTGCGGTAGTCCGCCAGCTTCAACATCATGGTCGCAACGGTGTCGCCGGGGCGCAGCGAGAGCTGGTCCGCGATGGCGGCAATCTGGCCCGTCGTCGGGGCGCCGCGACCGTAGTTCTCGAGGATCGCAAGGTTGCGAGCGACGCCCGACATTGCGACGTTGTAGAGCTGAACATCCTGTGGGGATACAGCCCAGAGCAGCGACCGACCGGCCGCATCCATGACCGTCGTGCCCGGATGCTGAGTCCAAAGACCCTGATTCGCACCGACCGGCATGCGCGTCACCGTCTCGAGGCGCTGACTGGCCTCGAGGCCGGCGTGCAACATGCCGCTGAGCATGCTTCGTTCCCGCGGGCCCATCGGAGGGCCGACGTTCGGATCCGCGGGGCCGCCAATGATCGGGACGACCGGCTGATTCGTTTC